TATTTTAAAAAAAAAAAAAAAATCTGCCACACAACACGTAACACACAACACCTACCCTGTCTTTCACACCCCTGTGAAAATCGACAAACGCCACACAACTCGACAAACGCCACCTGTCAGGTACACTTGACATCGCCACTAATGGCATGACTGAAAAATAGAGAGAAACCCATGGATGATGAAGCACAGATTGAGAAGGAAATAAACGACAAGGGTCTGAACGCACCTCGTCTAACCCCAGAACTGGTCGATGCCGCAGTGGTATCCGAGCAGTATTACGTGTTCCCAAACACCACGTTCACCACCTGCCTACTTACCCTGCGCAACGGCTACTCTGTGCTGGGCGAATCGGCAGCTGCCTCGCCAGAGAACTTCAACGTCGATATTGGGCGTAAAATTGCGCGGGGCAACGCCAGGAACAAGATTTGGGCACTCGAAGGTTACCTACTGCGTGAAAAGCTCCACTTAGCAACGTAGGCGCAACACGTACAGGTCGGTTCATAACGCCGACCTGTACGACCCCAACAACACATATCACCTAACACTTGACATTTCCCCCTGCCATACATTACTGATACACTCCAACGGCTGACCTACCCTGCGCCATATTTCGTTTTCTGGAGTGCATTTTTATGCCTACCGTACAGACAAGCATGGTTGTAGCCAACCAAGCCACAAAATCTCTTTACATCGACGCACGATTCGTCACATTCAACATCACCAAGGCCCAAGCAGAAGCAGCGACCATCGTTCAGATGATCCCCGTGTATGCCGGCGAAACAGTCCTGTCCGTGGAGCTAGTCGCATCCGACATTTCCACTGGCACTGACATCCTCCTGGATGTGGGTGACGCGGGTGATGACGATCGCTATATCGTCGCTTCCACGATCGGCCAAGCTGGCGGATCTGCGAAGCACACTGTTGGTGTTCCTTACACTTACACCGCCAATGACACAATTGACGTAACGGTTTCCACGGTCGCATCAACCGGTGCAGCTGGCACGTTGACCTTGCTCATAACGGTCATCTAAAGGTTTTCGGTGCTTGTTGCGGGTATCGAGGGGGGAGCAATCCCCCCAACTTATTCGCAGTAGGCACCGAGTTTTTAACATGATGCTAGGTGACGCAATGGAATACCCACTCCTAATATTACTACCCCTTATGCTGCTCGTTAGCTGCGAGTCTGCCCCGCGACCCTTTGTCGAGGGCGCTGAAACACCTCCTCCCATGGGCTGTATTGAGGGCAGGGAGCGCGGCGTTGACTGCTGAGATTCGAAAGGGCGACCTACAAGCCATACGCGACTTCGTGGCATGGCGCTTTAGCTACACCTCGGACCAGGAGGCGCGTGGCGTACCCGAACATTGGGTTGACGTGGACGAGCTGGCCGGACTGAGTGAATTTTCGACCCTCACCTACGGCAAGTTCCGTGACGACTGCGATGGTTTCGCGCTCGCCTGCCGGTATCAGCTCCGCAAAGTTGACATCCCAAACCGCCTGATATTCTGCCACGTGCCAGTTGAGGGGTATCACCTAGTGCTATCCGTTGGCGGGTACATCCTCGACAACCGGAGCAAATGGGTGATACCGCGCGACGACGTCGATTACGCATGGGTGAGCATGAGCGGGTACACAAAAGGTGACCCGTGGCACCTAATAGAAGAGGACTGATCTATGCCAGAACTTAAGATAACCCCCGCACTCATCAAAATGACCGCTGGCGCTATCGCCACCGTGTTCATGGTGTTCCTGTTCATGGACTCGCGCCACTCTCACCCAGACGATCTCGAATGTTCCAGCGCCGACACCAACCAGCGGATACTCATGTCGGACTCGACCCGCTACGCGGAGATAAACAAATATTACACGGACAAACTGAAAGGGGGCGAGACGCTGTCGAAAGCTGAGACAAGCCGATTGGAACTTGTCCAACGGCAGCAACAACGCATTAACGAGATCCTAGTGGGGAAAGAGTAATGCCAGCAGCGGGGTGGGAGGACTAATGGATATATTAGGTGTAGGTAGTTTGGTAGCAGGTGTCGTCAACGGGTTCGGAGAGCGCCGCGCCAGGAAAAACGAGCTGATCAAAACGATCGAGCTGAAACAGATCGAGGCGGCTAGCAAGATTGACACTGATATTGCAGCACAGGCCATGGGCCAGCTGGAAATTAACCGCCAAGAAGCCGCGCATCGGTCGATTTTTGTCGCTGGCTGGCGTCCGTTTGTCGGCTGGACATGCGGGTTCTCGCTGCTGTATAACGTCATTTTTTCCCCTATCGCCGTCGGTTTGGGCTACGACATGCCAGACGTAGACCCCTCACTGCTGTACCCCGTATTATTGGGCATGCTCGGCATATCAGGGTCACGTACCTACGAGAAAACGCTAGGGGTCACTAACAGATGACGTATGACGGCTCCGCAACGACCTCGCCTGACAAGCCGATAACGCTCGACGACCTTAAGCGCATGCGAGAGGTTATCGACGGTGAGGTTTCACGTGAAACACTGTCGTCTTTCCTCGATCGCCCGTGGATCTACCACCGCCACCTTAAGGCGGGTACGATCATCGAAGGCATAGACCCAACGACCGGTATGAAGGTCTATTACACAGGACTGCTTGTATGAGCGACACCCTTGCCGCGTTACAGACGCTAGTATCCAGCGCAGCCCCTTTTGTGCGGGCGCGGTTATCGCTTGACCAGCAACAGGTGCTGGTTTACATATTAGGTGGCCTCACCGCTGACGAGGCCATACACCTTGCCGACAGCGAGGAGACATCGGACTCGTTGCAGGCGAATGAAACATTCTGCAAGTACCTGACCCATATCCGTGCCGAGCAGCAGCGGGTCACCAGTTTTACGCGCGAAGACGCGCACCTCATGCTGATGGAGACTCACCGGAAGTCGATAAACGCGACCGAGGAGCTGGGCACCATAAAAGAGCTAATAAGCCTACATGGCGTGGCCGTGCCAAAAACTCAGGTCAATATAAACCAGAATCTAAACGCAACTGTCAGCAAATCGGATATGCGCCGTCTACCGGATGGCAAACTGTTCGAGATGCTTGGCACTGACGTTGACGATCTGGAACCGCAACTGATCGACTACGACGAAGAGGTTTAACCGCAATGGGATTACACAGACAGGAAGTGAAATCGTTTCAGGTGCAGTACGTTTGCGACGCCTGTGAAGAGGGGTACATGGAGCCGAAAGGGCCGATGCTAATGTCGCACCCACCGTTGCATCCACACCGCTGTCGCAACTGCGACGTGTCGCAGAACCTGAAACATGTGTACCCCATCATAGAGATGGAGGTGGCAGGGTGATGATCGCAGAATTAGTTTATGAAATGTGTCGTATCGAAGCAGAAGTATCTCATAGGCCGATAGTGCCTGAGCTTTACTACCAGCGGGATATTGCGTTTAGGGAGCAGTTTGAAAAAACAATAGAACGTATTTGTGCAGAAGACGCGCCACCCACAACGCCAGAAGCGGAGCACGACAGCTGGTGGCAAGCCTACATTGACATGGGATGGGTGTATGGCCCAGAGCGCGACCCTGTCAAAAAAGTTCACCCTGACATGGTGCCGTTTAGCAAACTGTCAAAAGCGGAAAGGGACAAGGACGAGATTTTTCTCGCGGCCTGCGACTTCGCCAAAGTTGTTAGGGCCTTAGCCGAGGAGGAGATCGTATGATCACCCAACTGAAGTTTATCACCCAAGAGTTTGACTTGATGATGCGTGACGAGGACCGCAAGATGGGCTTCGGTCTGATGATGCGTGACCAGCATGGTGCCGAGATCAACAAGGCGTTCCGCGTTTCGATGCACAACCCCGATATGACCTTGGTCGCTGAGTCACTGCGAGCGTTGGCTGACTGGGCCGAGAGACAATAATGAGTGACCTGAACTGCACCAGATGCGAAGACCTGTACCCAGCGCCGTTGTTAAACGACGGCATCTGCGTTACTTGTCAGGTGCAGTTGGACAATGCCACGTTCCTGGCGCAGTACAAAGCCAGCGACCGAGAAACAAAACTCGTGCGCAACGAGTCGGAAGAGGAGATCGCGGATCGCAAGCGACGCCATGCGGATCGCCGCGAGAAGCTGAACAATCAAGCGACGCGCGACAAAAAACGGGTGCCCCGTACTTCGCGCAAGGCCCGTTACCTCGACAAGCTAGAAGCCGAGCAGCACCCAGAAGACGAGAAAGCCGATGCGGTAAAAGCCGAGGTCGCTGGTCGCGAGATGTCGCGCCGGTTCCTACTCCCTTTTATACAACGGTTTAACCCAGAGTATCGCGCCGGCTGGTTCCACAAGGACCTGACCCGTCGCCTTGAGAAATTCTCACAGGACGTCGCCGATGGCCTGTCGCCACGGCTTATGATCGAGGTGCCACCGCGCCATGGTAAATCCGTTACCACAACGGTTAATTTCCCACCATGGCACTTAGGGCACCACCCGAACCACGAATTTATCATCTGCTCGTATGCGTCGCAGTTGGCCATGACGTTCTCACGCGGCGTGCGTGAGATTATCCGCGACGAGGCATACCAGTCACTGTTCCCGAGAACTGAACTAAAAGCGGATACGACCAGCGCCGAGCACTGGCGCACAACGAAAGGTGGCGGGTTACTCGCGGCAGGTGTCGGTGGACCCATGACGGGTAACGGTGCCCACATACTGGTGATCGATGACCCCGTAAAAAACGCGCAGGAAGCAGAGTCAGAAACCATTCGCGAGGGCCACGAACAGTGGTATAACAGCACTGCATACACACGACTAGCACCAGGAGGCGGTGTCCTGTTTATCATGACTCGTTGGCACCATGATGATTTAGCGGGGCGCTTGTTAAAGAAGATGGCCGAAGGAGGTGACCAGTGGGAGGTGGTGAGCTACCCAGCCGTTGCGATGGAGGACGAACCCTACCGGCGCAAAGGTGAAGCACTTCACCCAGAGCGATATGACGAGATCGCTCTGAATAGAATTCAAAAAGCTGTTGGCGAGAGGACTTGGTGGTCCCTGTACCAGCAGCAACCGACCCCCGATGAGGGATCGTATTTCATGCGCGACATGTTGCGGATGTACAAACAGGGTGCCGCCGCAGGGCCAGAGCACCCGCCACTTAGCGAGTTGCGTATTTACACGGCGTGGGACTTTGCCATTGGCCAGAAAGAACGCAACGACTACACGGTTGGCATTGTCGCCGGACTGGATCACTTGGATCGGATGTTCATCATCGATATGGTACGTGACCGTCTCGATGCCAATGGCATTGTCGAGCAGATCATAGCGGTACAAAAGAAATACAAGCCGCTGCTACAGGGCTTTGAGCATGGCCAGATTGAAATGTCGATCGGCCCGTTCTTGCGTAAGCGCCAATACGAAGAGAAAATCTACATTAACGAGGAGATCCTGAAGACAGGTCGGCGCGATAAAGAAGCGCGTGCGCGCCCCATACAGGGCCGAATGAAGCAAGGTATGGTATTCTTCCCCGAAGACATGTGGTTTTCGGAGCCGTTCGTGAACGAACTACTAACGTTCCCGATGGGTAAACACGACGATATGGTAGATTCTTTGGCATGGCTAGGTCAGATGTTCGACGACATGGTTCGGTACAAATATCCCGCAGCGAGTCGTAAAGAAACAGGTTGGCGAGATAAGCTCGCGCAATCAGGGCGCTTATCGCGCCGATCCAACAGATCATCAATGAGCGCATAGCAATGGCCAGAGTATCCAAGCGAACAGTCGACAAGGTAGTGGCAGACGCCAATTTTGATGCGTTCAGGCGCTACCGCGATGTCGGCAAACACAAAGAATACGTTGCGAACGCGAAAAAGTGCAACGACTACTACGTCGGCAAACAGTGGGACGAAGCAGACAAAAACAAGCTAGAGGCAGCTGGCCGACCGGCACTGACCATTAACCTCACCATGGACAAAGTGAACACGGTCGCTGGCGAGCAGATCGCGAAGCGCGTCGATGTCACTTTCCTGCCGACAGGTGGCGCGGCCACTGAACAGGTGGCGCAGGACTTGAATCTAGTCTTCGAGAAGATTCTGGAAGAGAACCAATACGAGTGGCGCGAGTCACAGATGTTTCAAGACGGGCTGATCGAGGAGCGAGGCTACCTTGACCTGCGCCTGGATTTTAGCGAGCACGCCGCCGGTGAGGCGCGGTTCACCGCCAAAGACAATCGCGATATTCTGATAGACCCCGACGCAAAAGAGTACGACCCTGATTCATGGTCGGGTTTTATCGAGACCCGACTCTACAGTCTGCAAGATATTGAGGATGAGTTCGGTCGCGCTAAACGCCGCGAGATAGAAAAAATCGTTGGGGCCGGCCAGTATTATGCTGACGACTCTGTTGTGTGGCAGACCGATACAACGTATGGCGGTGACCAGCAGGCTCGGGGAACAGCGTGGAATACATCAGGCAGCGATGCGGAGTCGCGCCGTGTTAAGTACGTCCGTGTTCTTTCTCGGCAGTATTACAAGATGCAAATGGCGTGGCACTTTGTCGACCCTAAACTAGGTGACGCGAAGATGGTGCCTGCTGACTGGAGTGACGCGAAGCGTTCTGAGTTTGCCGCGGCTAACGGTTTACTTGCTACGCAGAAACTCGCCAAGCGCATCCGTTGGACGGTATCAGCTGACGGCATCCTGCTACATGACGATTGGAGTCCATACCGGCACTTTACCATCATTCCGTATTTCTGTTATTTCCGTCGCGGCAAGCCGATTGGCATGGTAACGAACCTGCTGTCGCCGCAGGACAACTTGAACAAGCTGGAGTCACAAACGCTGTCCGTGGTAAACAGCACGGCCAATAGCGGGTGGATTATCGAAGAAGATTCACTCGTCGACCTGACACCCGAAGAGCTTGAAGAACGCGGGGCCTCGACGGGTCTCGTTGTCACCTATCGCAAGAACTCGACACCGCCAGCTAAGATCGACGCCAACTCAATCCCGAGTGGTTTGGATCGGATGAAACAGGGCGCGGCCCAGGCACTGAACGCTATATCAGGTGTCGATGACGTGCTTAACGGCACAGCGTCAGGCGAGTTCTCCGGTGTGGCACTCGACCATCAAGAAGGGCGCGGCCTACGAAAGTTGGCGATCCCACTCGATAATTTACGGCAGTCACGTTACATCATGGCCCGTAACTTATTGCACGTGATTAAAGATCACTACCGCGAGGAGCGCGTATTCCATGCGACCAAACGCGAGAGTGCCGGCGGCAACACAGAAGAGGTTGTACTTAATCGGCGTGATGCGGCTGGCCGTATCATCAACGATATTGCGTTAGGTGACTACTCCATCGTGATCGGCACGCGGCCTGCACGAGATACCTTCGAGGAGCGCCAGTTCACTGAAGTGCTGGAGCTGCGCAGTGTTGGTGTAGCGATACCGGATCACTGGGTTGTCCGTTACTCATCGCTTGAGAATAAGCGCGAGCTTGAGAAACTGATTGCAGATGCTACGGGTTACGGTGAGATGTCACCGGAAGATCAGGAAGCAGCACGAGTCAACGCAGAAATAGAGATGATGCGTGTTGAGGCTGAGCTGAAAGAGATCGAAGCGAAGATCCGCGATCTGAATGCTAAGGCACTGCTGAACGAAGCGAAAGCTGATGACCTCAGAGCAGGCGAGGGCAGTCAGGATATGCTCAAGCAGCGTCAAGAGCTGGAAGCGCAGTACGCAACCAAAACGAAAGAACTCGATTTACGGCGCGAGTTACAAGCAGCGCAGGGTCAGCAGCAAGACGCTGACCGAAACCAGAAGAGTGGCATTGCATTATTGAATGCCGGACTAGAGCAAGAAAAAACCCGCACGGCTAACCAAGGAGCAACATCGTGAGTGAAATGAGCTTTTCACAAGAAGCAGAGGAATTGAGTGGGGATCGAGGTGACTTCATCGATATCGAAGACGCCCCGCAACCAGAAGGGGTTAACATCGTTGTCCCTGACCGCGAGGAAATTGAGGGAGAATTCGAAGAGGTTGCAGAGGTCGAAGAGGTTGCAGAAATCGCCCCTGAAGCTATCGTAGAGGAACTCGCACCGGTTGAGGAACCTATTGCTGATTCGACAACGGGAATTATGATTCCGAAGTCGCGGCTTGATGATGTACTGGCTAAGAACCGGCAGCTACAGAACCAACTCGACCAACGTGCTCCAGCAGCAGATCCTGCTAATCCTACTGCGCCCCCACTGGCGATGGATATCGACGACTCGTATGCCGCAGTACAGCAAGCCATCCTCAATGATGACGGCGAGAGCGGTAAGCAGGCGATGGTGAACTTATTGAACGCATCGAACGCGAGTCTGCGCCAAGAGATGACCGGCACGATTGAGTCGTCCCAGAAGCAGGTGCTCGAGTCGATGCAGTACGAGGCGACTTACACCGGCTTCAAAACGCAGTACGATGTACTCGATGAGAATAGCCCTAACTTCAGCGCTGATGTTGAGGATCAGATCCGCGAGGTGCGGGATGGCTACATCCTACAAGACTACACGCCACGTGATGCTTTAACGAAAGCGGTGGGCTTGGTCATGAAGCCATTGCTGATGGGCAGCGCGGTTACACCGGCAGTTACACCGGCAGCAGTCACACGTAAAACGGGCAACGACATCTCGCATGTTGACGTGGCCGCAAAGGTAGCGACGGCTGCATCTCAGCCAGGAGAGCTGAACGGTGTAACTAATGGCGCTACTGAGTACCAAGAACTGGACATGGACACCATGTCACAGAAGGATTTTGACGCTTTACCGATGTCCATTCAGCGGCGACTGCGCGGCGACGAATTATAATTTTTGGGGGGTTCCAACATGGCTAATGCGATAACGGATTGGTTAACTGATGTTATTATGGACCGCGACTGGTGAGGTATCCCTATGCCTGATCGCCGGTAGTAGTTGATCCTGTAATGTGCTGGTGCTATATTCGATAGTACGTCCTTCCACACGAGAGTGGAACGTAGCCACAGCACGTTACAGTTGTGAACTCGGTAGCCCCCACGATACGGTGGCAGAGGTCGGCTCTCTCTAAAAGGTGTGATTTTTCGTAGGCTACGACACAGCCAAATTAGGACGTTAGATCGTCCACGGATTCTTACACTCATTTTTATTAGGAGAGCCAAAATGGCTTTAACAAACTTTGGTAATTTAACGACTGAGCAGAAGGCGGTATGGTCACGTCAGCTTTGGTCACAGGTTCGTAACTACTCATTCCTTGAGAAGTTCATGGGCACAGACACTAACTCAGTGATTCAGCGAATCACAGAACTCACCCCAACTGAACGTGGCGACCGAGCCATTATCACGCTGGTTGCTGATATCACCGGAGACGGTGTTGTGGGCGACAAGACTTTGGAAGGTAACGAAGCGCCAATCAACGCTTATGATGCCACGATCAAAGTCGACCAGATGCGTAATGCTTCTCGGCACGAAGGCCGAATGGCTCACCAGAAGAGCGTTGTTACCTTCCGCGACCAAGCGAAAGACAAGATCGCCTACTGGCTTGCCGATCGACGTGATCAGCTGGCTTTCCTGACACTGTCAGGTGTGGCTTACACCAAGACCAATAGAGGCGGAACACGCGCTGTATTGGGCGGCGGCGTTGCTGGTCTGAACTTCTCGGAACTCGAATACGCTGCCGATGTAGTTGCTCCGTCTGCTGGACGGCACTTCTACTGGGACGGCACAGGTGGTGGATTGCTGGCAGGTAATACTGCAGCAGTAGCAGCCGGTGACACCATCAGCTACGCGACTATCGTTCACTTGAAACAGATAGCGAAAGACACGGGGCTTCGCGGCGTGAAGCAAAAAGAAGGGATGGAAGAGCAGTTCCACCTGTTCATGACGCCGACCGATATGCGTAACCTTGAGTTGGACGCTGACTTCCTGGCCAACCAGCGTAATGCTGGCGCACGTGGCGAGAGCAACCGACTGTTCAAAGGCGGTTCTTCCGTCCATGTCAACGGCGTGTGGTGCCATGAGTATCGTCACGTTTACAACACTGTCGACGGTACGTCAGGAACTGACATGTGGGGCGCAGGCGCTAACTTGGCCGGTTCACGGATGCTGTTCTGCGGTGCTCAAGCAATGGGTATTGCCGATATCACCATGCCAAACTGGGAAGAAGAAGGTTTCGACTACCAGAACCAGCAAGGTGTTGCAGTTGACATGATTACCGGTATGCTGAAACCACAGTTCAAGACACCATACATCGGTGGCGGCGCTGTGATTCAGGATCACGGCGTGATCTGTTGCGACGTTACGCACGCGTAATAACACTCCCCCCTGTTCGCAGGGGGGATTCTTTACATCTCGGAGATAACCAATGAGCGACCAACCCGCAGTCACAGTACACAAACCCATTTTTATCAAAGCCGCTAACGGACCAATCCATGCGGCGAACACGCTCGGACATACCGTTCGCATTGCGCGAGACCAAGTTGCGCTAGTGCGCGGCGATCTGGCAACGGCTTGTTTTGAAGCGGGTGGTATACCTGTTTCGGACCCTGCCTCTGACACACCAGACGCAGTAGTAGAATCAACACACGGCCCGTCTACAGAGACGATCCACACCGCTGTAAAAGCAGCATGCGTTGCTATTATGAGCGACGGCAATCCAGAACTCTTCACTGTTGCCGGCCAACCGAAGGTGAGCGTGGTCGAGGAGATGTGCGAAGACATTGACCCCTCGTTTATCCACCGAGCTTTGATCGGCGATGTTTGGGATGAACTCAATAACAATATGTGAGTAGTATGATATGGGAACACTTTACGGATCATCAGTTGTAGATGAAGCACGGTATCTTCTTCAGGATCTGACAGTTGGCGGTACTCGCTGGCTCGACGCTGAGATGGTATTGTGGTTTAACGCAGCGCAGCGTGAGGTGGTTACCTATAAGCCTGACGCCGTAGTGACAACAGAATCAGTCACCTTGGCAGTTAGCTCCACCAAGCAGGATCTCTATAGCATTGGCACGCGAGCACTACACCTCATTTCGATCAGTCGGAACATGGGCGCTGACGGGACGACGCCAGGAAAAGCGGTTCGGCTTGTCGACATGGAGGTGATGAATGCTCAGAACCCCAACTGGCACACGGACACTGCAGCTACCGCTGTCAAACACTACATGTTCGATAAAAAGAACCCGACGATCTTCTATGTCTACCCAGCACCCCATGCTTCGACCGTCGTACAGGTAGAGGCGACTTATGCTGCTACGCCAGTTAACCTTACTGCGGGTAATATCGCAACGGCTGAGACTGTTGCGATCAACGTGCCGGACATCTACTACAATGCGCTGGTCAACTACGTGGTGTTTCGGGCACTGTCGAAGGATACGACATACACGAAAAACGGCGTTGATGCCCAGTTGTATTACCAACAGTTCCTGACTAGCGTCGGTGCAGTTGATGTTTCTCAAATACGGGTAGACCCGAATCTAATGGTCGGTAACCCGAACGCTAACATCGCAGCAGCAAGGGATGATCAGAATGGCAGAGTACGTTGATCTGGTAGAGCGCGTCGCGGCTGATGTTCCTGGCGCGATGGATAACCTCATACTACGTGAAATTGCACGCGGTGTGGCCGACTTCTTTCGGCGCACTGAAGCGTGGCGCGTGGATATAACAGGCGCTACCTACACGACCGACAATATGGTGTTCACATCCGGTGTCCCCGAGGACACCCGCGTGATGGGCATCATCGAGCTGCGGCACGACGATGTGCCGCTAAGACCAAAAACGATGGCTGCTATGCAAGCAGATTACATCAACACCTCAACAGGGACCCCGAAGGTTTATTCGCTACCTGAAGACGATGTCTGTACTGTCACTCCATACGGTGCCAGTACAGACACGGGGTTTCGCGGTCGCGCCATCGTTTATCCCACCTTATCCAATACGGAATTCCCAGATCTCCTGTATGATCGATATGAAGAAACGATCTGCATGGGAGTCATCTCACGATTACTTCTCCAACCACAAAAGACATGGACGAACCGCCAGCTTGGCGGCGACTACCTACAACTCTATGAGGGCCAGCTAGATGAGCACAGGCTTGGCATACAGCGACGAAACCGATCAGCCAAAGTCACTAGACGGCACAGCTCCTATGGTGGACTCCTCTAACGCACAACTTGTAATGGTGCTGGAGGACGAGGTCTCCATGGCTTTCCCGATGATCGTTGACGGTCTACGTGAAGTCATCCGGCGCGATGCGTCCCCTGATTGGAACGAGTACGATGTCTACCATGAGTTGAAACTCAAGTCTGCGCAACTATTCATTGGCTATGCAGACGGCGAGTACCAAGGTTTCATGGTGATGACCGAGGGGCATGATCAGATGTTCATCTGGATCATCTACACAACGCCAAACAAACTCGACATGTTCGACGACCACATGGAGACCGTGTGTAATTACGCACGTGGTGAAGACAAGAAATACCTAAAGTTCGGTACGACACGCAAAGGGTGGCTAAAGGTCGCACCGAAATACGGATTTGAATTAGACGAATACAGATTCAGGAGAACACTCTAATGAGCAAGCCAAAAAAAGTAAAAGAGTCGGCGTCAGAGCGAGCGTCGAAAGAGGTGTCGTTACGCCAGGCTAGGACAGGTGACCGTATCCAGAGTAAAACAACGGCTGCTTCTTTTAACTTAGCGAATATGGATGTCACACAACGACTGAAATCGAAAGCGAACGCTGACGTGAACCAGTCATTGGCCTATGAGAGCATCAAGGTTGACCCGTCTGGGGGTGCAGCAGTGAACTTCATGGGTGACACTGAGTCGACGCGATCTAATGCGAATCTCGAACAACAAGCAGTGGCAGAGCAATCGGCTGACATGGCTTCGCACCAGTTGAAGTCGAATGCTATTGCTTCGGTAGCCGGTACGACTACGTCGAGCAACGCGAAATTGTCTAACTTAGCCAGCATTGAAACGAACGCCGCGATTGGCAAGCAGACACTGAAAACGCAGAAGAACAAGTTCCTGTTTGACCTTGCGGGTGACGCGATCATCATCGGGCGTAGCGAGCAGCTCGAACGCAAAGCCGAAAAAGACGCTATGAAAAAAGCGAAAAATATGTCAGATGCGGCGAAGCTACGGAGGTTTAATAACGGATGAGTGAGAACGTATTGACAGGGCAAAGTAATCCACGGGTAACGCGTAACCTAGTAACACCAGAGGAAACGCCGACTGAGGCTCCCACTAGGCCTGTAGCTATCCAGCGAGCAGCCGTGCAAGCCTACCTAGATGGTATCAATAACAACACGGCGACGACTGCCGCAGGTGCCCCCGACCAACGCACTATCAGCAGTAATCCAGACCAAGGGTTGGCTGACGTTGCCTACAATGCAGAGCAGCGTTTCAATGCCTACGGCATGCCGCTTATTGATGAGCAACTTGCGACAGTCGGCAGTGGCCAGTACACGACCGACGCGATAGAAAGTGTCAGCACTAATCCTCAGAATGAGGTGGCGAGTCAAACACGCCAGATGGGTCGGTACGGGTTGCAGATGACCCCCGAGCAGCTCAAAGCGCAGCAGCGTCGGAACAGTATTAACCGAGCGACGTCTGGGGTGGGTACGATCTCAGGGGCGCGAATGGCGGATAAAGAACGCGACATCTCAGTTGTCGGTACGCTCAGCAACCAAGCGCAGGGACTGTCGGACGCGGGTGGTGCGGGTATGCTCCAGGCATCACAGCGAAATGCACAGCGAACACTGGCGAATAAACAGGCCAGCCAAGCACACACACAACAGATGATAGGCTTGGGGACGACCGCCCTCATGGCCGCATTCATGATGTAGGTACAGATTATGGGTCAGGCACGTTCAGATTACGGGATCTTAAAAGGCGCTCAAGCACGCGGGTTCTCCCGTGGGCTTAGCATTTATGACCGAGGGGTTGCGGCTGAGAATGACCAGTTTGATAGAGACGAAGCAGACATAAAGGAGATCGCAGCGGTGCTGGCCGATATGGATGCCTCATACGCACACATCCCGTTCGACGAAAGAATGGAAGACCCTCAGTACGCTGAACAAGCTATCAAATTCATAAACGTATCTGCGTTCGGCAAAGCCATGAGCAACGAGATGGCTACCCAGTTTGCGGGGGCCATCGGCATGCAGCAGGCAACAGGTGATCCAGCGCACAATGGTTTGTACGCGTTCGAAATGGTCGACGATGCGGGGCAGGCTAAGGTGCTTACAGACAACCGAAGCGCCGACCCTAACGATCCTGTTAGTGCGTTTACTGCAAAGCAAATGAACAGTTTTGGGAATGTCGTAGGTAGAGCAGCGCGGTTCCATGCGGGATTAGCACCTCAAAGCCAAGTGGATTTGGCGGTGAACATGGCTATGAACAGCGTTGCAAGGACTGGTAACGCACGCGAAGATGCGGTCCGAGAACTCGCGGCGTTTACATCTGCCAGCGGTAACGGCACCCCTGAAGCTAGCGCAGAGTCAGCCAACATAAAAGCGGTCATGAATCCAAATGACCGACAGCAGTTTGACGTTACAGAACGCGATATGATAGCGGCGAATACCCCCAAACAAGAGAAACAGGGACGGACGCAGGATGAGTCGGGGGACTATGATCAAGAGACAAATAACGGCTTATGGGAGCAGTTAGATCAGGCTGCAGAAGCAGGAGCCAATAGAATACGGGAATTAGGGGAGCAGTTAGATCAGGCTGCAGAAGCAGGAGCCAATAGAACATGGGAATCTACAACAGCTTCAAGTATTCGCGCTGCGCAAGATGACAAGAATGCGACGCCACTGGATGTGGGTTTTGCGGCTGTAAAAGGGCTGGCTGCAGATGTTGTAAGTAACTTTAAAGCAGGCGCACCACAAGTAGCGCAGTGGGCGCGAGATACCACTCGACGCAGAATCAGCAATAGTCTAGGTGCAATTCTGCTAGAGACAACTAATGAGGCGGATGCCAGACGAGCTGAGCAAGCTACAAACAATGTCGAGTTTGAGAACCTATACGAAGTCGTGCAGGGGTTGGATAAATATCTCATTGATCCCATACGCCAGAGAAAAATAGCGTCTAACCTCCGCCGCCCAGTTCCTAGGTCGCTAGCGAGTCCGACCGCACCGCCTGCATCTTCAGGGGCGCTTGACCTAAACGACCCTCGCACGAGCGACGCCCTGTTCGAAGCGCAGTTCGGGAAGGCAGGCGCAGGCGCAGGCGTACTCGACCTAAACGACCCTCGCACGAGCGACGCCCAGTTCGAAGCGAAGTTCGGGAAGTCGGAATACTGGGCACAGGTGGATGCAATGGCAGCTGCGCGAGACGCGACAGCATCGGGGCCAACACCAGCATCGAGGCCACCGGATGCACCAGCAATACTAACGTCACCACCACCAGCCGATAAACAGCGAGAGTCGGAATACTGGGCACAGGTGCTCGAAATAGTGGACGCGGGGGGCATGATGCAACCAGGCATAAAGGCGGTCGCGAAGACCGCAGCTAATAGCCATCCTTCGGAGGCCACGTTAAGGCAGTATGCGGATCAGCCTAACACGCGTCAACGACGTGCGGGTTTAGCAATACAGGCAGTCAGAACTGGATTCTGGACACCCACACAATTCACGCAGCTTGCTGACATGTACATCGATACGGGCTATATGAACAAGCCTGATATCCAAGACACTAAAGCGGGGACTTTTGTCAACGGCGTCCGAGTGGCCGGCAGCGATGCCCCGCAAGAGGGGCTAAAGCCTGCCCAAGTCATAGGTGAAGTCACCAGCTTAGTAAAAAATGTAGTTGGGCCGAAGCAGATGGCGGAATACGGGACGACTCTAATCGCGCAGTTAGTGTCGCAGACGGGTCCTGGCGGATCACTAGCGGGTAAAAACCCAAACGAAATTGCGCAAGCGACGCTACTCGCTGTCGACCTATTCAAGGGGGCTTCGGGACAAGATAATTGGCTCCAGAAGTGGATAGGCGAGATCCCATTTGTCGGTACTCCATTGGCATCGTTTGCCGGTGTCGAGCCGAAGCTAACACAAGGATGGATGGTGCAGCTTGGTGCAGAATACCACCTAGCTGGCGGGGATTTGAACGGGAGTCCTGTGAGTAAGTACAAGAACCTAGACGATGCCGTTGGTGCAGCGACACAGATTTTTAATATGACACGCGGCGGCGGGAAACCGACCGCAGATCAGATAACAGATATATGGCTTGGAGTTCAGGAGGAGTTCAGTGGGCTGGATTGGCCACTTAATCAGAAGCTGGATAGGTATCGTCAAGTTCTACAAACGCGAGCGAAACAGGATTAACTATGTCAGAGCAAGGATCAGGTCTTGATTTATCAGGTGTGCCACTACGATCTTCTAGGCCAAGTAGGACACCTGCACCGACCCCCACTAATCGCAGCCTGTCTTCGGGGCCGACACTCCCGCGTGTACAGGGGTGGAATCCAGGACAGACAATGAGGGGACCGAAGCCGGAACCAACTACTACGGCGGGGTCGCTAGCACGTGGCGCGGATAACATGCAGGCGACATGGTATGCAACGGGGCAAGTTTTCTCGCAGGCGTTATCGGATACGTTTGATAGCCCTGATATGGAAGGCATGTCTGAATATTTCGGTGAGAATGCTGAACGCAATCTACTTGAGGCGGCACAAAACCCCGCCTCAATCCCCACGTGGGAGGACGCTACTGACTGGGAGAAGAAGTTCACGTGGTTCGCGGAAGCGGTGTTTGAAAACGTGCCTAATATGGCGACGACGTTTGCAACGGGCGGTGTGTTCGCGGCACTGAGTAAAACGGGTGCACTGGCAGGGGCTGGTAAGCAGCTGTTTTCTAAGATGCCTTTGAAGGCCGCTCAAAAATTCCAATCCGCTATACCTGCGATAGAGCAGAAAGTGGGCAGTACGACAGGTGCGTTTGCAAAGGGCATGATCGCGGGTACGTATCCGCAGGTTACGGGTGAGACACAACTCGAATTCAACGAGCGTGGCATCAGGGCACCAGCGACTGTCATTGCTTCAGGTATACCCCAGACGGTCGTAGAATTTGCGACGGGTATCGAAGCTAAAATGATGAAGGCGATTACTAGCGTCGGAGTCCCCAAGAAAGTATTTGATAACGTGTTCGCTCGGCTTACTGCAAGTGGGGCACTGACGGCAATAGGTGAAGGCACCGAGGAAGCAATCCAACAGACGATGCAGTACGTTGCCGTAGCAATGCACGACCCGTCGTTTGACTGGGATGACCCCGAAGCTATTGAGAACATAAAAGAGTCTGCACGGAAGGGTGCGGCAGCAGGTGCCGGTACTACGGTCGCGATGGATGTGACTCACGAGGCGCTTACGCTAGGCCAAGGCACTTTTCAAAAACTTAACGCTAAGAAAAATCCGGTTAACCCCGATGACCCTGACGACATCATCGGTTTGCATGCGCCTATCGATCCTAGCGAAGGCCCGATCGATGCCTCACCAGAGATATTCAAAAAAGATATCGATGCGATGTTCACCAACCAACTCGAAGTCATGGCACTCGCCAATAACTGGACCAAGCGCCAAGAGAATGGCGCACCGCTGTTCGGGGGCAAGCCAGAAGACCAGATGACAGGTGCGCAAGTTCTCGAGCGATTTAACAAGGTGCTTAGTGGCAATCAGCGCGTGGACGCGGATGTGGCAGTTGGCATTATGGCAGGGATGGAGAACCTTCGATCCCCAGTAGAAGGCGTCGAGATTCCTGGAAACTCTATCAGTGGATCTATAGCACGCGGCTATTCTGATGCGGCTGACATCATCATCGGTGCACTGGGCCGCGGTAAAGCGGGAGAGCAGACGCTCACAGAAGAGATGCTCGCAGCGCAGGGAGACACTGTCAGCGATACGAACGAGCAAGAATCGGACAAGGTCTCCGATCAGGTACAGCGAAGTGTCGCACGCGGGATAGCAAAGACTATCAATCTCGCTGCCATACGCCGGCGCATCGCAGGGGAGAATGCGAGCGACAACCCCGCTGCAATTAGAGAGGCAGTTATCGAGGCTATAGGCTCCCCAAGAGCAGCTCGGGCAGTTAAGAAAAATACCGCGCTCGCTTTGGAAGCGAGAGCAGCGGAGATGGTGTTTGACGTTGCCGCAGCAAAGATGGCTTTCGATCGTGCGAAGCGAGAGGGTACAGCTGATGCTGAAACACTCATGGCTGAATATGCAGATAAGCTCAAAAAGCAGCAGATGTATGCTGATCTGACAAAAGTGGCTCCAATTCCAGCAGGGCGAGAACTACCCGAGACAACACGCCGTGCCGATAGTCAGATAGAATCCGTGGTGAAGGGCGAGAAGAAAGCAGCCGTGTTCACTCCAGGCACGACGCCCTCATCTGAAGTAGTATCGGGGCTTCCCGATAACGTAGAGTCAGGGTGGATAGCAGGTAACCAGTGGTTCAGCTCCGACGAAGAATACACGGCGATGCTTAAAGCAACTGATGGTAACAACCCTACTGAGGTGCAAGAGACAATAAAGACAGTGCTGGATAAACCAGCCGTTAAGTCAGCTACTGACAACCGTGCAGTAGTCATTCGGGATGCTGAAAACAACGTAATGTCTGAGACGACGTTCCACTCATCCGAGGAGGAATTGTTTTGGCGAAGTGCGCAGTCGCATGTACCCAATGGTGGCACTGTCGAAGTCACATCGATTGAGCAGGCTGTTCAGGTCAAGCAAGAAGAACTCGCGCAGCAGGAAGTAGAGCAGTCGGCGGATGGCCCACCAGCAGCCAATGACTTTCTGGAAGACGGCGAGCTACCTCGCGCCAAACGACCACAGTCCATAACCGATCAAATAGAAGCTCTAAAAAACAGGGTGGCGCAAGAACAGAACGCGCCAACAAATACATCACTCGAAGAGCAGGCTGGTGTCACGCCCGAGCTGGCGCAAGCACTACGCGCAGCGAATGTGACTAACAAGCAAGACCTCGCGGACATGTCAGTGTTCGAGATGATGGATGTTGCCGAAGATAACCCAAACATTCCGATGACAGTTGGTTTGGCGGGGAACATTATTATGGCCGCTCGCAGAACAGCGGCGGAGCAAACAGCACTTCGCAACGCCCTTGTCGAGGCAGGTGTTAATAGAATTGACAGTGGTCAAGTGCCTGACACTCTGCAACTCGATGCGATGTACGAAGCAGTGGCAAGCCGAGAGATCGGCATCGTCCAAGAATTCGGCCCCGAGCAGACGAGAAATATGATCGCCGATATGGTTGAGCACGCGATAGAAACCAAGCAACCATTTAGATTGAAGACGTTCTTCTCGCAGCCTGTAGCAGATATGGGCATGGAGCAGGCAGTGTTCAGCTCACCCCTGAGTGATGAAGTTACCGAGGTGACAGAAGAAGATATCAACACAACGGAAGAAACACAGTGGACCATGTTCGAGTCTTACGGCGTTGAAAAACCCGCTGATTACGGCGTTAATGTGTCTGACAACGCGGCACTCTCAACGCACAATCGCAGTGACGAGGCGACGCTTGAGATACTAGCGGGTCAAGATCGCAACAATAAGCGCAAGTTAAAAAACGCTTGGAACTATCCTGGCTTCCGTATCTTCGGCCACAAGACAGATGGCGCGGATAACGTCGTTGGTTGGAAGCAGCGTGATAAAAACACGGGTAAGGGCATCGAGAAAAAGATGCGCACACTCCAAGAGAACGACCATATCAACCAGTACAGTATTGTTTTCAGTCCGACTAAAGGTGTGTACTACATAAAGCAGTGGCTACCACTTGCTGGCATACCTACAGATGTTTCTATCCGCCCCGACTATGCGAGCGATGCGCTGTACGAGTCGCAGGTCATCGACCGCATTCTTGAGCCTGAGTTACAGTACAGTTATTTCCCACTCGATAAGAATGGGAAAACGATCAAGGATGTAGAAAAGAGCAAAGCGGAAAAGAAGTTTGTGCCAGTCTCCGTCAAAGCAACAGACGTAACCGAGAGTTTAAATCCTGGCACGCTATTCAAGGCGGAACAAGAAGCCATTGCCCTGTCACCCATTGGCAAAATTAAAACCGAAGAGAACCCTGTTCAGGGTCAGTATTTCAGATCTGACCAAGGGGAGTTCGGCACTGACCACACAACAAAAATGCAGTTCCGCGCATTGGGCTTCAGGCGGATAGAGAGAGATGGGTCCTACAAACAAGCCAAACAGAAAGATGCCAAGGGTAAAGTCGTACTCGATGGGAACGGGCAATATGTCTGGGAAGACGAGCTTCAATACTACCGCATGGACAGAGTCCTGCGCGTGTACGAGAAGGTCGTCGACGCCAATTACGCTAACGCACCCACTATGGGGCGTGTGGAAAAGTATGACTTAGCGATGGCCCACGCCTTGGCCGACTTCTATGGTCGGGGCTATGTCGCGCAGGTGCAGGAAGGTGGCACCCAGTTTAGTAAACTGCCTAGCTATAAAGTTGGCCAACGTAGTATGACCTACGCAGGTATTGGTACGAGTGAGGAAAAAGGAGTGAAAATCCCTCCGAAAGTTAAAGCGGCGATAACCAAAGCGGCAGAAGCACTTAGCAAACGCGGGTACACACTACTGTCTGGTAACGCTACTGGTGCGGATCAAGCATTCGAGAAGGGCGCAGGTAAGAACAAACGGATATTCAAAGCTGACCAAGCGACTAAACAGACGAGAACTATCGCGCAGGAGATTCATCCTAATCCAGGGGCGCTGAGTGGTTACGCGCTGAATCTCATGGCACGCAACACGAATCAGGTGTTCGGCGCTGACCTCAATCAGCCCGTTGATTTCGTATTGGTGTGGACAGAAGACGGTGCTGAGACAGCAGCAGATCGCCAATATAAAACTGGCGGCTCTGGCCAAGCGATTGAGATGGCGGCACGTAAAGGTATCCCCGTCATTAACATGGCAAATACAGGGTGGCAGGCACGGCTCGTGGAGGTGCTCGACGGAAACTACGTGCCTATGACCGATGGCACACCGCAGAGCGATGTGGCGCTTCGGGCAGAACAACGCTCGCAGGAAACCGGCTTTCCCGTTAACCCTTTTACGGATGACCGATCTGGCACCCGAGGTGACGAGGGCTTTGCACTACCGGATGATCTTACGGTCGCTAGTGTTGCAGGTAAGGTAAGGGTCATGGGTAAGGACCTAAACAGCATGCGAGCACGGCTGAGTAATAACCTTGTCGAACTCGGGAATGTTCAGCGCCGGCTATACCAACTTCGCGAAGAGGGGCAACAAGTAAACGCGGTGTTAATGCACCCTAACGATTCCAACATCGTTGATGATTGGCTCAGTCTGTATATGACCGATGAGCAACTTCAAGCATCAGCGCGACGTCATAAGGGGTATGACGAAGTCGCACTTACAGAAGAGGAAGCGGCTAATTTCTGGCAGTTTGAGGATAAGCGCAGGGATCTTCTTATTGAAGCAGCGGAAAGTAGACGCGCGGATATCTTCGGTGAGGACGGCCAAGAGAATGGTGAACTGCATGAGCTACTAGCGAAAAGACAGCAGCTGATGTCAAAGGTGAAGCAGCATGATTTTTCGATGCAGCCTGAGTTCGGCGAGAACTACCGCGGCGATGAGGATACAGATGAGCAGTTCATCCGGCATGATGTTATCCAAGACCATTTCGACCAAGCTGAAAGTAGAAGCACTGATACGCTGTCGTATGATGAGCGTGAATACGCCGAATCGAAGAACGATCCTGGGCTACACGGCGCAGCGCGAACTTTACGGACAGCTCACGCGTCAACCGTGGTAAAACAGTTTTGGCAAACGTATGGGGACTTCGAAGGCACCGAAAAAAATTTGTTGGCTGGTGCTATTAAAGCGACCGGCATAAAAGCCAATGTTGTGATGGTGTCACTTGGCACAACACCTGACCTGTCGGTAGTGGCAGGCAGCAGTGACTATGCCAAGGCAGTTGCTGACATGGAAGCTGACCCAACAATCCCTGCGAAACTGGTCGGTGCAAACGACACTGCGATCATCATTGTCCGGCCAGCAACTACGCCAGCAATGAAGCAGGCACGCCTCATACACATTGGCCATGAGCTGGGGCACTTGGTGCTACGTACTTATAGCCAATCGATTGAGGCTAACCCTACACTTAAAGCGCAAATATTCGCTGGTAAACCTGCGAAAGCTGACGCGCATGAGTGGTTCGCTGACAAGTTCGCCGGCTGGCTGTTCGCTCAAGTAGGCACGAGGGGTAGAAATAACCAACGCGTGGCTGACGTAACGCCAGAAGCTGAGACTGCTTTCCGCGCTGTTAGAAACATACTTCAGTCAGTATGGAGTGCTGTTAAGCGAATACTCCCTAAACGATTCGCCCGTAACTATGCGTTCGAAACCGCCTTCATCAATCCGCTAGTTGCTAAAATGCGAGCGCCAATACTGCGCGATGACATCGCTAAGTTACAACGGACTGACACGATGCGCCAACTCGAAGAGCAACTCAGTGAAGTGCAGTTGCTCCGCAGCGAAGGCCCCGAGCGAGGCTCAGATAGTCAGGTAGCGTTTTTAAAAAGAATGCGCCCCGACCTAAAAACTTTACCTCCCTATGGCCAGCGGGATGCGCTACTCGAAGAGATCGAGATGGCGCTTGTAACGCAGGTCAATGCGGAACGTATCGAAAGCCACAAACGCTATTCCGAAGAAAAGCCGCTCAAGCACGCAGAACTCATGGCGCTTGAACAGGAGCTACGCCCCGAGATCCAGGCATTCAATGCACGCGCTGAGTTGGGTATCTTTACGGATAACCTAACGATACCAACTCTGGCGCAGAACAACACTGTGCTCAGAGCGGGAATCAAAGCGGCCTCTACGGTAGAGCGCGTGATAGCGCCTGTGTGGAAGACCGGTAACCAAATGCTTCGTAGTAAAGCATTAAACGCTGATGACATCGCTAACATGTTCTTCTCCCCTTCGCAGTCTCGTTCAGCACAACAGTTTGGTGATGGCGTACTGAACCGCCAGTTTCCAGAAATGGAACGGTGGGCAAGTCTGTTTAACGCAGGGTTGCCTAAAGATGTAACGCGTCGTAACGAGGTTATCGACTGGGCGCAGAAAGAACTACCTATCGAGCAAGCACCAGAAGAGTATCGCGCTGAGCTAGTCGAATTTCGGAAGGTCAGTAATCAGTTCCGTGACTATCTAAACAAAAACATGGGTGGCACCATCGGGCTTATCCCGAACCATTTTCCCCGCAGCCACTCACTGAAAGAGATATCAGAACGCGGCGAGCGGTGGAAGTCGATCATTATCGCAGCGGCTGCAGCATCCGGCATGGAGATAACACCGACGGTTGCTGAACGATTACGCCAAGAGATTCTCACGGACGATGGTGTGACTGAATACAGTCAGGCCATTTCCCCCACTGGGTTTTACTCGCGGCAATCACGAGGACTGGATATCCCTAACCTCAGTGTTGCGTTACAGCAAGCCGGTTTTCTTGCAGACCCAGAAGCGTCACTACAGGCTTACATTACCAGTGGCACGAAGCGAGCACTGTGGGAGCAGAAATTTGGTGAGCATAGACCATGGCAGGAAGTATACGATGCGGCCATTAAGAACAGTGAAAGTAACGACTACGTAGAGTCGCTACGGCAGATGAGAATATGGCACGATGAACAAGCGGCAGAGGGGGAGGACCTCCAACTGTGGGATGCGTCATCGAAACTGAATCGTGCGATTGCTGCGCATCCTGATGAGAATCAGCCGCGCATCAAGAAGATTGTCGAAGGGTATCAAGGTCGTCTCGGATTAGATATTAGTCCTGAGTGGCAGAAGGCCCAGAGCTATATGATGGCATTGCAGTTCACCAATCTGCTAGCGTTCTCAACACTCGCGTCACTGCCAGACTTCGGTAACATTATGATCCGATCCAAGTCGCTGTTTGACCCACTGGCAGCATGGTCACGCACGGGGTCATGGGCGGAAGCATCTGAGAAAGCGCACCTGTTAGGTATCATCGGGGATCGCATGGAAAGCCAGTCGCTGATCATGAGTGACGGTCACCGTTTCATAGAGCCGAACGTACAGAAGGGCATCGACGCTTTCTTCAAGTACACGGGGCTGATGGCGTTTACCAAGATGACACGTATCGCGGCTATGACTGCCGGCGAACATTTCCTTGAGACGCATGCCCAAAAGGCACTCGCTGGTAATGAGGAGTCTGCCGGTTTCTTAGCGGAGCTGAATGTCACGGCGCAGCAGGTCCAGCATTGGGTAGCCAATGAGAAACCCTACGCACCAACGGCAACCGACACACAATTTACGCCGGTCCACCACGCACTGCAAAAGTTCGTGGATGAGGCGATACTCAGGCCCAACGCTGGAGTGCGCCCCACATGGGCGAATGACCACCGGCTGGCGTTGGTGTGGCAACTGAAATCTTTCTTCTACGCTTTCGGCTCCATCGTCGTGGGTGGGATATGGCGCGACATCCAGTCTCGCCAAGGCGCACGCAAAGCGATACCGCCCCTGATCGCAGCCGTGGCATTGATGCCATTGGCCGCACTGGGCTTGATGCTGCGTAACAGTGTTAAAGCCGGTATCTACGCGCTGCAGGGCGATGACGATTGGGAGCCTGAGACAGAGCGTATGAACCAAGGCCAGTATATGATTGAACTAATCGATCGTACCGGTGCGCCAGGAATCTTTTCAATCGGTAAGAACATGCTGAGCGCCAGTGATTATGGCAGCTCACCACTGGTTGCTGCTATGGGACCCACTGCGCAGTGGTTCGAAATGTGGTTAGATCCAGACACGACGCTAACCGAGGCTGCAGTACGCGGCCTTCCCTTCCAGCAGTTAATCGCACAGTAAAAAAGGTGCTAGAATAGCGCCAGAGGCACATTAAATGACGGTATATAATCTCACAATAGACTACCTTGACGGGGCGGGTGTAGCGATCGAAGACGCGGTTGTTACCGCACGGCTGAATAAGGTCGATTACTTCCCCACTGGCACGGCTGATACCGCTGCCGTTTCCACGGCAACAGATGCTGCTGGCCAAGCGGTGTTGGCACTTCACGCTAACACTACCGGTACGCAGGACTCCCGATACCTGATCACGATCACTGACCCTGCAACTGGCGTGCTGACCAAGCACACGATCCAGATGCCGGCTAGTGCATCTAATCTAAGGGATCTCGTCGATGCGGTGGTTGTCGAGACTCCAGGCGCTGCAGCTGCAAGTGCAGCTGCAAGTGCAGCAAGTGCTGGTGCCGCCGCTGCCGACTTGGTACTCACGAATGCGGATGTGGTACTCACGAATGCCGACGTACTACTGACAGCTGCGGATGTGGTATCGACCAATGCGGATGTGGTATCGACCAATGCGGATGTGGTATCGACCAATGCTAACGCATTACTGACTGCTGCCGACGTCGTGCTGACCAACGCTGATGTGGTGCTCACGGGGGCAGATGTCGACTCAACCAACGCTGATGTGTTGCTGACCAACGCTGATGTTGCACTCACACATGCCGACGTCGTGCTGACCAATGCCGACGTCGTGCTGACAGGTATCGACGCCGCTGCCACTAATGCTGACGTGGTACTGACGAATGCTGACGTGGCATCGACAGGTGCAGATGTTATTGCGACAGCCGCCGACGCTGCGCAGGTAGCGATCGACGCTGCGCAGGTAGCCTCCGATAGGGGGGACGCCGCTGCACGTGCAGCAGCAGCACTTATCAGCGCCAATGCAGCGGCAGCAAGTGCAGCGGCAGGATCGGGAGATGCCGCAGCAACAGCTGCGGATGTGCTCCTAACAAATGCGGATGTTGTCCTTACGCATGCGGATGTGAATTTTACCAACGCTGACGCTGTAGCCACGGCGGCAGACGCTGTAGCCACGGCGGCAGACGCTGTAGCCACGGCGGCAGACGTCGTGCTGACCAATGCTGACGTAGCGGCGATGGAAGCGTTAGTCACGATACCGTTCACGCAGATGGCAACGAATATTATTGACACACAGACGATGGTCGTAACAAACCATCCAATGGTCTAAGGGGAACTAAATGACGATTGAAACAGAAGTTGCGCTGCTAACGACGGCGACCACGGCGCTGACAACTGAAGTGCAGGGCCAGAAGACTACGCTGGATGCTAATGTTGCTGCGGCTGCAGCCGATCGCGTACTAGCGCAAACAGCTGCAACTGATGCCCAGACTGCAGAGACGAATGCAGAGACTGCAGAGACGAATGCAGAAACCGCCCAGACAGCTGCCGAATTAGCAGAAGCCAATGCCATTGCTGTGGTATCTGGTGGCACAGCTTCAATAACGCCAACGCCTGGATTGATCCCACTAGCAGCAGCCAGTGGCAAGATCGATATGAATTGGTTGACACATGTCTTGCCAGCTACCACAACCACACTAGCTATGACAGATGGTGTAGCCGCTGGAATTTATCCAGCCGTGCAACCTGGCGTACCGGATGCGTGGAGATTCAACAAGGCCGCGAGTTGGTACAACGAGACTAGGACAACCGGACGCTACCTAGGTGAGTTTGCTAACGTAACTGCGGCGGCAGGTGCTACTGGTGCCGCTATTGCCGACTACTACTACAACACTACGTCCAAGGATTATCAGGAGCTGGATAACATTGGCACGCCTGCAGACACTGAGACACTGAGGGCAGGGTCTAAGGAGTTCCCCGCGTCCATAGTGGTTGTTACTCGGAGTGGGAACACTCGGGCTTTTATCCTCGACGCTAAAGACGGCTCTATGTGGATGGCGTTTAATGAGTCGTCTAACGCCTTCTTCCGCCCTAATAACGAGGCCATCGACTATAAAAACGGACTCCTAGTTTTTGGCAACAATACAGCCATGGGCGTAGTGCTAGTCGACTTTAAGTCTGACGATGCTGTTGTAAAGAATGTGAACGCTAGTTATCCCTACGTCGGTAGGGGGGTCAAAGACCGAAACGAGACTTCTGGCTCAAACGTGGCAAACCCAGCTCATGATGCCCTCCTGTCAAGCAATGTAGTATCGGTAGCAATCGGTGATGCTTCAAAACATTACGGGTTTGATGAGTGGGGCGTGCCTAAGCAGTACATTGCAGCGGGTACAGACTCGACTAACGGTATCAGTGTCATTCACCCTAACGGCAAGGTGTACGACATTACCGGTAGCGCGAACAACGTAAGAGATGTGACATTCAATAATTACGGTGAATTGTTGTCATGCGCGTTGAACCGAGAATGGCTCTATGTCTATGCCATTCCCTTCCGTGATATATCGGTCAGTTCGTACAAGCGCAGACAAATCAATCTTGGGAATGTTTCCACATCCGCCGAAACTTTCCCACGCGTCTGGCTTGAAAATGCCGGTGCTGATTTCATACAGACCCGATCGCTTGATCAGAAGAACATCACCATAGAGGATGACGGCAAAGTAATCACGGTTGTTGATGAGGACATTTACGGGACAAGCGGCAATATTGGATCAGACAGCCCGACATCTTACATCGGCTACGACTCCGCACTGACAGAGCAATTTGTATCACCAATGGTAGACCGGCTTGTGACAGCGGCTATTGGCATGGAAGTTGGCACAACTTCTTTGGTTGGTTCTGGTGACCTTGTAACTAACGGCGCAGATTTTACTGGTGCTAGTGGTACTACTCCACCAACAGGCTGGACAACATCCACGGGAGCACCAGAGTTTTCGGTGTCTTCTGGTGTTCTTAGTTTTGATAGAAACGGGGCTGCGGGAACAGAAGCGGATTTAACTCAAACGGGGCTGGGCCTTGACTCAGGCGACCACTACGAAGTAGCTGTAAAAATCGACGGCATAACTGACGGATCTAGCATAACTATTACGCTAGGGGCCGACACCGCGGCACTAACAGTGTCGGGGGCAGGAGTTTACAAGGCGCAATTTTTCTCAGACGGAACCAGCACTGTTAGTCTACGCGCGAATCAAGCGAATGCCGTTTTGGAGGTAGACTATTTACGCGTCTATTCGATAACTACCGACAGATCACAGCTAAACATCAATCACGCCAAGATCAACGGTACGATTACTCGAGCAAAGTATGGCGCTGGTGATGTGGTTATGCACAGTGGGGCTAGCGCGTCCACCGGCGTGAACGATGGTGCGTACTGGGAGCTAGGTTACGATGTATTCGCCACTGATGGCGTTATGTTCGATGGGTGGGTAGATTTTGATAGCACGTTAAAATATCTGCTGAGCAATCGCCCCCTGGACGGATCGGGAAACCCGATTGTGACGAATACAACAGCCGCGAATAATGGATCAGCTCTCTGGGTGGCCACATCGAACGCGTTAACTATACGTGACGATAATGGGTCAACGGTTGCTGCGACTGGGATTTCAACTGCGCCTGCAGATGGATTGCATCATGTGGTCGTTATTCTTTCTTCAACAGATATATACGTCTACATTGATGGGGAGCTGGATAATGTCGCTGCATCAGTAACCCTAACTGCCCCCGCAGCCGCTATCACCTACGTCCACCCGTTCGACATGGCACTACCAAGAGTCGGCGGCATAGACCGCAAAGCCACGCCAGATTTCTACCGCTGGAAGTACGCCAAAGAGCGTAGGCTATTTAATAGCGGTGCAGAGAGCACGTTGCAATACACAGGCAACGTTGTTGATGTGGCCGTTGATGAAGCCCGTAAGACCTACACGGTTTTGCAAACCGACGGATTCACAACGTTTGATGATGACAACATTGTTGCTGCTTCTGGTGCCGTATCTGATACAGCCATTTCTATCAGTGTGCACGATGGTGATGCGGTTATTTTAGACGGAGCCAACCTGACAACAACAGTGGCCGCAAAGGATCTGGTTGAGCATCCTGTATTCAAATTGAAGAACACGCGGGTGTTTGAATACGACAGCTTAATGGCTGCAGATCAAAGGATATTTGGTACGGCAATAAGCCAAGCGCCAGATGGTTCAGGGACCACTGTTGGTGATACGTTCGTATATTCGGGGTCACCTGCTGGAACGGTTGCCAACATAGCATCAATGGCTGATATGTTTGATGACGCGGCGGGAAGCTATTTGTTGAGTTTCACAATTTCAGATTACGTGGCTGGAACCATGACCTACGATGTGTTTGGCACTGCCGGAACTTCTAGGGGTGCAAACGGTACTTTCACAGAAACGTTGGTTTACGATCCAGCGGCAGGATCAGCCAGTACAATACGAATGGATTTTACGGGGTCAGCAGACTTTGCAATCAGTGACCTAAGAATTAGAAAAGTTGGGACACCTTATTGGTTACCTAAAGGCTGGCAGATCGTTTCAGTATGCGAAGACGGATCAAAGGTACGGCCTGACACTAACGATCTAATCCGTGATGGTGCCATTGTGAGAAACGCCGAAGGCCAAGAGGGTTGGATGTCCACGGCTGATACATGGAACACCATCAGTATTGAAGCCATGGAGGTTGTGTAATGAGTATCGTAACAAGTGAAGATGGCATGACACTTAGCTACAACGGCAACAAGATACATAGCCACCACAGCAACAAGGCGTGGTCGAATGATCAGGTGCAACGTTCTGTCCAAGCAGTGATTAACTCACGTATGGATCAGCCTGCACGAGAGAAGATCATCCGGCAGGGTGGAGACACTAAAACTGCAATGGATGCTTATTTTGACAGCTACGTTTCAGGCTTAAAGGCTACGCTAATGGCTGCTGCCGAACTGCACCGCGAGGCTCTGAGCTACGAGCGGATGTTAGGCCGTGAGGTCTATCTATCTGACAGACTCAACGGATACCCCGAGCAGGTCTCTGAAGATTACATAGACGATGCCGGAGAGCCAGCAACACGGATGATTGATAACCCGTTGCGCGAAGGGTTTGAGGTTGGTCACGTGATGCTTGATGGCTTGCCATTACAGATTGAAGTTAATGTCTACGATGACGCTGGCGAGGTTACAGGTACTGAGATGATTGATAACCCCGAGCGGATGAGGGTGACCGAGGAATACGCAACGGTAGTATCTGGGCTGTTCAAGACTGCGGCTAACGCTGAAGTGATGACAATTGTCGGTAACAGGAACGCGGGCTAATGCCTGCCTTCACTTCCTACCGATCAGTGCGCGTTCGCAGTGAGTTACACCGCGAGTGCGTTGTAGTTGTCGATGAGGCTATCAAGCACATCGACTTCTCTCTGATCGATGGCGCGAGGACCACGGCCCAGCAGCAGACACACTTTGCTAACGGCACCTCGACACTTGACGGCGTCGTCAAGAAGTCTAAACATCAGGTGTATCCTGGCAAAGAGTTGTCGGATGCGTGGGATTTCATACCTGCGCCGTTCACAACGTGGGACGACCGCCCGATATTCACGGCCTACGCCCACTTCTTTATCGGCATAGGTTATGCGAAGGGTATCGAGCTACGGTGGGGCGGCGACTGGGATAGCGACTTCCGGTGGCGCGACCAATCATTCCACGATCTGCCTCACATGGAGCGAGTGCATAATGGTTAGTGTACAGCTACCAACATTCTCGGGTATTGCACCTAAGATCCAACGATCGAAGCTCGGTGAAACGATCGCCCAGACAGCACACAACTGCCTGCTGGACTCCGGTTCACTTGTGCCACTTGGCGCGTCGACCGACACAGCGATAAATATCACCAGCGGCACCGACACTCTCTACCGGCACGTGGCCCGTAACGGCACCGTGCGTTGGCTGCAGTTTGCTACGGACAACGTGCACGTGGTGGAGTCGCCTGTCGTCGCCAATGCGCTTGAGTCACTCTACTGGACACAACCAGATGAGGCGACCTCTTACCCACAAGTCTCGTGGGTGAGTCAGTTTACCGGCACGGCACCCGCAGTCACACTCAACGGTTTCAGACTACGCGTACCAGCGCCCACCGCTGCGCCAGCGATCAGTGTAGCCATTGCAGGTACAGTCGATCCCGATGCTATCTTAGAGGACGTCTCGTGGATCTACACGCTAGTGACAGGTGACGGACGAGAAGGGCCACCGTCACCGGCCACGACGATACAGTCCGACATCCTCATGGGAAATGGCACTGACCTACACGCGTGTACCCTGACGCTGCCGACGACCTTTGGTGGGGCCAATACGACTTACACACTGAACAACTACGAAACCGGTGCGGTGATCCGCATCTATCGAACCAACACAGGCACCCAATCAACAGGATTCCAGTACGTGGGCGAAGCGGCAATTACCGCGGGCACCTACGTCGATGTGGTCCCGTCGAGCCAACTGGCCGAGGTGTTATCCACTACCGAATGGCAGGGGCCACCTGACGATCTTGAAGGTCTGACGGATATGGGTAACGGTATTCTGGCAGGGTTTGCTGACAACACGCTGTACTTCAGCGAACCTTATCTACCGCACGCATGGCCTACGGCGAACGCCGTGCCGATCGCGAGTGAGATCGTCGGTATCAAAGCCTCGCCACAAGGGCTGGTTGTGGGTACGGACGAGAACCCCTATATCGTGCAGGGCACCTCGCCCAATGCGATGCGACCCATCCGACTCACGTCGCGGCAATCCTGCGCCAGTCGGCGGTCGATGGTGGAGATGGAGGGGTATGTGATCTACGCGTCACCCGACGGTCTTATGGCAGTCGACGGTAACGACGTCATTAACCTGACCGAGGAGACACACGACCGTGCCGACTGGCAGCTGCTACAGCCAGCGCTGATGGTGGGGTTTTATTACGAGGGGCGGTACGTAGGATACAACGGGGATCTAGTGGATAGCATCATCGTCGATGTGCGCGGCGGTGCTAACGCATTCACCACGACCGACCTGATCACCAGCGTGGGCTTCAGTGACATCACAACAGATATGCTGTACTTCAAGAACGCAACCAACGACCTAGTGACATTCAACACTGGCGCTTACGGGTCAATGACATGGATCAGTAAAGAGTTCGATATCGGTGTGGAAACGTCCATGTCATGCGGCCAGATATACGCCGATGGCACAGTGACGATGACACTGACGGGTGACGACATCGCCCAAGACACAAACCTTAGCATCACGTCAGCCGACCAGTTTCGGTTGTCAACGCCGCTTATCACGTACCGTATCATGGAAGTTAAGCTGGTTAGCAGTGACATCATCCACTGGTGCCGTCTCGCGACGTCGCCGAATGACATGATTGCAGGGAGTTAACTGTGGGATCAGAGACCCAACACCCAGCGTTATCCGTACAGGCTCAGAGCGAATACGACTCCAACACCCAGCAGCTTATCAGAGAGCTGCAGGAGTCGATGGATATCCTACTGGCACGTCGTGGTGACCCGCTCGATAAAGCAGTAACACTGCGCGACTTGGAAACAGCCGGCATCATCAGTGTGGCCGGCGGCAGTGGCACGTACATAGGTGCTATTACCATAGGCTCATCGGTAGCAGGGTCAGGCACTGCGCTTACGCTGACGGTACAGTCACCCACAGCCCCCACTATTTCAGCGATCAATAACTCGATCGACAACAATTTCATTCGTTGGACGTACACCCCATTCAACGGCTACGCGTCCAGCAAAATCTATCGCTTCGCTACCGACTCTCCAGGAAGCGCGGTTGAGATCGGCTCGACCTACGGCACCACCTATTGGGACACGGTAGACACCAGCGTTCAGTATTGGTATTACGTGACCAGCGTCAACACCAATGGCGTTGAGTCAGCTAAGAGTAGCGGTGTGCAGTCGACGGTAGTGTTGTCACCTGCTGCCGTTGCTACTTATCTCACCGACCAGATCACCGAAAGCCAACTATTTTCTACGTTAGAAACACGTATCAACCAAATCGACGGTACTGATATCTCAGGCGATGGTCTTGTCGGCGAGACGTTTATCAAGATCGTCGGTGGCGCTGGTGGCGATAAGATAGCAGGCATCGCAGCTTATGGCGGAGCGACATCTGACTTCATCATCGTTGCTGACAACTTTGCCGTTATCGACCCTGACTTTATTACCAGCGGTGCCACAGGTGAGATCCCCTTTCAGATGGGGACGGTTAACGGCGTTACTAAAATATCGATGAACGCCGCGACGTACATACAAGATGCCACGATAACTACGCTGCAGGTTAGCGGTGCCACGATTACCAAAGCGCAGATCGGGGCAGGTGACATTTGGGATCTGACGATCGGCGACGTTATCCAATCTGACGCAGGTAATGGTTATGCTGGTAATCCAGGGTGGTCAATCAATAACAACGGTTCTATTCATGCGCGAGCTATTACTATCTATGATGCTGCTGGCAATGTTGTCCTAGATTCTAGTGGGCTAGGTGCTGTCGAGGCTGCGGCACAACAAACGGCAACACTAGCAGCAGCTGCGTGGAGTGATGTCTCAGGCACCACCAACGCCCCCGAAGATAATGCAGAAGTTAACGCCCTCGGCCTCAACGTCAAGATTAACTACTCGGGGTATACGACAGCCAATAACGGTGAGATGTACGTGCACGGGTACACTGACGGTGTCGCCTCGAATACAACGGGGCACATTTGGCTCGGCAGTGTAAAAACATCGGTAGCTGCGGGATCTATCTTCGGCAGCGGCAAGAGTGGGTGGATCATGCTGCGTACAACGGGGGTATTTGCCCACGGTGGCACCCGACAATCGCTGGCGGTAGTGAAAAATGACGGTGGCTCCTGGTTCTATGACAATAACAGCGCTTGGACGGCGTTCACGCCGGACCAGACTTGTTGGGTCGTCGGCACTTGCTACGCGTCAGGGTCAGATGCCGGTGGTATTTACGCGGCCACATTGTGGCCAGCAGGCTATAGCTTCAATTCAGTGGGTGGTTTCGCCGACCTAGATAAGATCACAGCGTCGAATGCCCCGACATATATTGCTGACCTCGCTGTCGACACACTGCAGATTGCGAATGAAGCCGCTACAATTCCGTCGGGGTATACCAGTGGCGTTACTGCGTACCAGACGAATGGAGTTGAGCTTGCGGTTAGCACTGCAACACTTCAAGTTGACTACGGGGCGAGTGCGCCCTCAAAGGCGATATTAATCGCTTCTAGTTTAATGAGTTCTGTTGGCACAGGTGGTGATTGGGCAGCAGCAAATATGAAACTGCGGTATAACACTACGAATAGCCTAACTATTTTGGGAAGCACTGTTGTCCAACAAGTCCAAGTTAACTCCAGAAAAGGAGCACCGCCTACGTTGGTGTGCCATGACACAATTACCGGTTGGACAGGTAGTAGGTATTTTTTCCTGTCGACGACAGTAACGGGCGAATCTGTGAGCGCCACCGGATGGTGGAGATCGAGCGAGTCAACCATTAGTGTCATAGGGTCAAGAAAATGAGTGCTATTACTTATGTGCTGTACGATGTAGATGGCACTGTTACGGGGGTCCTTAGTGGCTCCACTGAAACGATGGACGAACCCACTGGGGCGTTCATCGAACACGTAGGTAGTGACATCATACGTCCTCGAACACACTACATCCTCGCAGGTGTAGTAACACCACGCGCCGCTCTCACCGCCACGTGGGACACGCAAGTGGTAGTTGCCGACGGCATCGCTGTCGCCACACTGGCGACGTTACCGATATCCTGCACTGTCGTCGTCGATGGCACGCCAGTCGTTGTCAACGATGGCTCGTTTGAGTTTAGTGCTGACGCGCCAGGAGACTACACCATCAGCATAGATGAGGTCACGTACCTTGCCCAAGAATGGATAGTGGAGGCCACATGACAGCGTACACCGGTACTAAAACAGTAGAAGAGGCAGAGCGCAAACAACTTAGGCGTAACGCCATATTTAATGCTACCCCGCGGCAAATCGATAAGTACATCGACAACAACGTTACAGATCTCGCGAGTGCGAAGGAAGTACTTAAACTAATAGCGAAGATAGCCATATTGAAGCCGTAAGTGCTTTAGGAGGAGTAGTAGGAAGATGAGCGACATGGAAGTTCGGGTGGGGAAACTAGAAGGAGCAGTGAATGATTTGGGGGTGTCGATGCTAGTCGCAACGCGAGATATTAGACATACTTCTGAAGAAGCGCGAAGTAACGCAGCGAAACTAGATGCGTTACATACGCGTTTTGATGAGCAGCAGGCCGAGAACAACACGCGTAACGTCGAAGTTGCTGCCCAGCAGAACGCTATACAGGCGAACATGTTAAAAAAGGAAGACCTCACGGTCGAACTCGAAACAGCATTCAATTTTCATGTGGTAGGCGCACTCAAACGCATCATACAGATAGCGTTGGGTGTCGGCGTAACCGCGGTCATTGCGTGGGTTGTGAAACTATTCCAAGACTAGGACACGGCATTCGGATCATCGATCAAATCCCCAATCCATGCGGATAGTTTTCGGGAGTTCACGTTGACGAATTCAATCTTTAGCGTTCTGAATATCTGGCTCGCATGCTTGCCGGATTTCGATAGCTGAATAACGCGCTCTTTCACTTCTCGTTCTACCGTAGTGGGATGTGACATCAGTTTTTACCTCCTTCATAGCCTGCGCTGTTATTACTCATCTCCGCTGTCCTCGTCTGGGGGGGTGATCCTGTGCTTGACGATACTCATGCCTTCTCGATGTTTAATATCTTCCATCATCTTATCAAAGGCTTCGCCCATATTCTCTGCTTCATACTGTTCATATAGTGTCACGTAGGTGTCGTACTTTGGCACTGTGCGCTCCTCTCTCAGGGTGTATTTTTAGGGGATAGCCCCTCGGAAATTTTTCGGGGGGTGCTAGGAAACGCCCCTTAGTTAAGTTGTTGGAATCTCATCTAGGAGTGCCATGATTGTTACTTTCTTCATTAGTACTGGGCCTCTGTTACATACTCGCCTAGCTCTGCTGCTAGGTCATAAATTTCAGTTAGGTTTATGAAGCGTTCCTCGCCTTCGTTATTAATAGCTACTGCGTGCCCATGCACATAACGTAGCTTCTCTGCGCCAGCTTCCATGAAGATAGCTACCCACCCATTTTTTAGAAATGGTGCTACTACTTGCGGAAAGTCGACCTCTTCGTCTGTTTCACAATTGTAAGATGGGAAGCATCCACTGTCGGGGTCATTGCCTAGTAGGCACACCATTTCAGTGCCGTGTTTTTCGCTTACTTCTACTCCATAGTTAGACATCTCCTCTTTGAAGGCGTCCATGTTCTTTAGTTCGAAGTAGTTGGTTCTCGCCGATGCGTAATAATTAGCCATTAGTGCTCCTCAAAGCCGATGATGTAATCACGGTCTGCCTTATAGCAAAGCTGGCACGTGACACACTGAATGTTCTTGTTCCATTGGTTGGGGCACTGGACGATCTTCCGTCCAGCGGGTGTGCGCGTTACTTTTCCACTGCCAACATCTTGTACGCATACCACAGGGCCAATGCCGAGAGTGCTAAGTCGGTCAGCCATGCTACGAGTGTCGGCACTAAGATTGATAGTAAAGCCCATTTTATTACTTGCATGAATAGCTCCTGCATTACTGGTTGCGTGCTCGTTATCGAGCACTGGTTTGTGTGAGTAGGTGAAACCGCGCTTGCCCTTGTTAGCTGACACTAATTGGTCGAGAGCGATGGGGTCGATGAACGCGCCTTTTCCTGGCAAGTCGCCGGCTTGGTTGTGTCGCCATAGCTGACCGCGTGGTAGTTTGCGGATGGCGGCAACGAAGTCAGGCCACGTGAAGCCGCGTAACCCTGCGGTGACTTTCTTCCAGTGCCATAAGAGTGGCCCTTTCTTACCGTAGCAGAGGTCGAACATGCCACACAACGGTGGGCACGTGTCAGCGCTAGATGTCGACACCGGCATCGGGCCGGCCTTGGCGTTGCTACTTATTCGTGTCAGATGGAACATATCGCTGTCCTGCTGTTTCTCTAATGATGGCTGCAACGACTGCCTTACTACTTAGTAGTGGGGGTATTTCAGAGCGCCCACCCCACTCGCAGTTCCGCATGATGATATGGCCGTCAGGTGAGCCGACGATGACCCAGACATTGCGCTCGTTGTTGTAGCGTGCTGTGAGCCAGTGGTTTTGTTGTTTGGTGATGTTGGGAATCACGAACCCGTTCTTGTTGAAGGACTGTGTGTACTTGTACTCGACCCATAGGTCAGCTTCGGGGGCGTCGTACCAGCAGTCGGCAATGCCACCTTCGCCTGGAATCTTCCAGATGTGTACCGGTGCATGTGTCCGTTTGATACGGCTGTGAATACTGCGGATGAAACCGTGTTCGTTCATGGTGTGTGATCCCTCTGGTTTTTACGGTCCCACGTGATCACCATTAGTGATCCCTCGACAGGGAAGATCATCTTGCTGTGCCCTTCGGTAGGGAAGAAAACTGCGCGGCGGGTTTCGTGGCCGCTATGTTTGACGAGTTTCATGTACTCTGCCCTTTCGGTTTTGTTAGCAGGTCGTGGGCCTCTGATGTGGGCGCTGAATATCATGTTATCTCCGTTGCGAACACGTGCCATACGAAGTGTTTGTTTTGTACCGTCCCTACGTAGCTACCGAAGGGCGGTGACTCATAGCCGGTGCCAACGATTTGCAGGTGTACATCATGGCTGATGCGCTCTACTTGATCAGGCCCGAAGTCGGGGTTATCGACCCAGACACACATCTTATCGTTCTGGTACTGGACTGTGAGGATTTTGTATCCGTCTGCTAGTCGGAGGGTGGTGAGTTCACCGTACAGTATCTGTTTGATGATCATTACTATTGTCTCCCAATAAAAAAGCCCCCGATGCGTGAACACCGAGGGCTTGGTTCTATCAGCCGCTCTTAGTGAGAGGCGTCGTACATCTTAGCGAGCTGCCCATGCAGATCTTCTGGTGCATAACCCGCAAACTGTGTCTGGTACGTGACCCAGTCACCTTTACTGTTGGACATACTCGTACCCGACACCTTCCAGATGGAAGAGAACCTATCCCCACCCGCTGTCGCGATGTTGGTATTCCAGGCGCGTGACGGACCCAACGCTGACCGGTTCATCATGAACTGAATAGGCTGCACCTTTTTAGTCTCAGGATCGATCATCGCGCAGATGTGCGTGTGCGTCTCAAAGATACCATGCGTTTCTTTCGTCGCGCCGATTTCTTCGAACTTAGCGTTCGCTTCTGCTTCAGTGCTGTACATACCTTCGTACTGGCCACCGAGCTTCCGGTCTTGCCACACTGAGAACGACTTGGTGAACGAGATGTTGACCACGTACACTTCATCGTACAGCTCACCTGATACTGAGTTGAGCAGCATGCCTTCTATTGCGCCCTCGATATAGGCTGGGTTTTTCGCTTTCACTTCTGGGGATAGTCCCTGAAGTAATTTGATGGTTGGACGAGCCACGTCTTCTTGACTCACGTTTTCGTTACCGCGGTTACTACCTACCTGTGACTCGGGTAGTTCTTGTGGAAACAGATCTTGTTTCTTTGCTACTGCTGTGTTCTTAGCCATTCGGATATATCCTGTGTTAAAATTATTTTAAGATTCGAAACGTGAGGCTTTCACGCGTAAAATCACTACAACCAGGAACTTCAACGCCACGTTCGCGCAGTTCTTGGTACGCTGACTGGGTAATCTGCTTCATGAATATTTCAGGATTTCCTTCCTGCCGTATCCAGTCGTAGGTCGCGCCCCAGTCTTCCACGTTCGGTACGAGCTTACGGGAAACCGTAACGCTCGCTACACCCTCAGTCTTGGTTGCGTCGACGCCAAGGTCACGCATCCAGTTGAGGATGGTTATTTTTGTTTCGTTGAATACAGCTTCTTTCACTTTCAGCTGCGCTTTTAACTCATCAACGATCATCTTTTGCTCTCGCCCAACCACTAACAGGTCGTCGAGATTCATGTTGTTGCCTGCTATTTCTGTCATGCTATTTCCTTTTTCGTAGTTGCGATTCTAAGTTGTTCGAGAAGTTGAGCGAACTCTTGCTGGTCGCTCCACGTGTATCGAGTATCGAGTCCGTGTTTTTCAGCATCGAGTCTTTGCTTTAGTGCTAGTAGTTGCGGGTATACGGTATCTGTCATTTTTGTCCCTCCTGTTGTATGCCTTTAATACGGCAGGTAATACGATAAATTCATGGCACATACTGCAACAACGGCCCTCTCTGACAGGCTGTGCATTGTGACCTTGGTCCCAAAACATTGTGCCGTCAGTTGTGTATTGCTTGTCGATGTGATCGTCGCAGATCACGCACACTAAGTCTGTCATTCGGGTTCTTCTCCTGGTCGGTTTGATTCGTAGTAGAAGCTAATGCTGGTTTCAAATTCGAACGTCTTGTCACAGTCGCCACAGCGCTGTTCATGTTTCATGTCTTCATCGTATCCGTAGCCATCGTCATGACATATTTCCTGCCAGCAGTTGCAGAATGGGCATCGGACGTCTTTGCCAATCATGACGTTTCCTTGTAGTTGATCTGTAGGATTTCAAGCAGGTGTTCCATACGTTCGAGCTTGCCACCCAGCTTCTCGTACACATCGGTTTCCCACGTGTTGTTTGCCGCGACCATAATAGTCTCGGTTTTCATCGTCTGGCCGGCGCGGTATATGCGGCGGTTAAACTGCTGGAAGTGCTCGGCGTTGTACGACGGCGATGACCAGATGGTTGTAACAGCTTTCGTCAGTGTCAGGCCGTGTGCCGCGGCCTGCGGATGGGCGAATAACACTTGATACTCGCCGGCCTGAAACTCATCGACTATCTGCTCGCGTTTGTGGATGGGCACCTGACCGTCGATGACGGCGTAGGTGATTCCTTGGCTTTCGGCGAGTTTGATAAGTTGATCTCGCTCGTGCTTCCAGTTGAACGCGACCAGACTATGCTGTCTTGCTGCAACCAAATCCATGACGAGCGCGTACCGCTCGGTATGTACGAGATGTACGTCGCCGAACTCGTCGTAGACTGCGCCGGTAACAAGCTGTAATAATTTCCTGACTCTCGCCCCAGCATGTACGGCATTGACGACTCCTTTAGTGGTGAGCAGGATTGACTCATCTTGGAAGTCACTGTAAATCTTCAGCAACTTCGGTGGCAGGTCGACGTAGATGTAGTGCTCGGAGTGCGGCGGGATGTCGATGCAGTCCTCAAACTGGTGCCTGATAGTGATGTCGCTGATGAGAGATGCCACGTTAGAGATTGCTTCGGGCTTCTCTTCCCACTTACACATCTCGGCGCGTGGTCCTACCTGAATTCGATTGGTGTTTCGTGCGCGGAACTGGAAGAAATTTTTACCGAGTCGGTGACCGTCATCGAGGATGTACATTGGGTGCCACACATCAAGGATGCTGTTGCCGTTGATGGTGCCTGACATGAGCACGCGCCGTCTGAACTCTTGGGCAATAGCGTAGGCGGCTTTAGACCGTTTGGTGGTGCGATTCTTAAACGCGGGGAACTCATCGATAATGAGGCCGGTGAAATCACTCAGAAAAGTGGGGTCTTCCTTAAGTTCATTGGCGATCCACTTCACTGCGTCGTGATTGGTGACGTAGATGTCGGCGTCAGCCTTGAATGCGATCGCTCGGTTCTTGGCGTAGGCGATGCTGCAGGTCAGATCAGGTGAGAATTTCTTGACGTCGTCAGCCCATGAGGACTTGAGGATTGATAGCGGTGCTAGCACGAGCCACTTGCCGCCCAGTTGTCGGATTGCATCGATACAGCCGCGCGTTTTGCCGGTGCCAGGATCAGACGCGACAAGTACGTTGTTGTTGTTAGCAATGAATTGTGTGGTTTCGAGCTGGTGCTGGTACGGAGGGAATTTTGTCATGTGTTGTGCTCGTCTAGTTGTCTATGCGTCTATGGAATTCGTGATCGAGAGGCGGGAAAATTTATTTGAGGCTGACCCTCACCTGCGTGAACCAGCCTCCCGATCGGTTGAATTATATCATTTACCCCAGCGAAAAGCCTTGGGTTGAATGTACATTTTTAGGATGAGTAGGCTTATGGAGATGAACAAGCCACCTGCCATCGCGGCTATCATGCCGCCTAGTGTCCCTGAGAACACGTACATGAGGAACGCGGTTGCAGCTATGTCGACGTAAACGTCATACGCCAGTACACGCGCCATGCCCATTTTAAATAGCACTATGATGATGCCCACTGCTGACATGATTCCGATTGTGATCATTTGGTGCTCCTGATGTTAAAGTCTTCACCGGCGCGTGCAATATCATTGAAGTAGTGCCCGTGATAGGTGGATTCGGGGTTGTTTGAGTTGCACGCCCATGTTGCCCACGGCGTGGTCTTGTTGTGGCCGAGTACCGCTAGGATGATCGTGGTGTCGCCTTTGGTGCTTGACGTGACGATGGTGCTACCGTTTGGTAGTAACGCGCCTGGGTGCAGGTTTTTTGGGTACATCCGTCTTCTCCGTCTTAAGTATGTCATTGAGGATCTCGTCACGCATCTTCGCTGCGCTGGTTCGGTCGAGCTTGGTGAGGATCTTAATGTCGCTTTTCTTCAGTTGGTAGGTTTCCCAGTACAACGCTTCTGGTGGATCAGTGACAATGTTGTATTTGACTGGCACTTTTCCTTTCGGGTAGTAGAGCATTATCATTCTGGTGTCACCTTAAATACCCTGCGTGTGCAGTTGGTGTTTTCGAACATTAGAACGTATTCCAGTTGGGTATGGTTTTGGTTCCAGTATTGGTTGCTCGTTCCTATTTTCATCATGGGTAGCCCCTCAACAAGTGGCGCTAACTCGTGGTCGGATAGGAATATTTCTTTTATGGTGTTCATAGAGCGCCTCGAATAGTCGTTTTACGAGCAGGTATGGCTGTAGGAAGTCTACTGATTGTCCGAGGATTTCATGCGCAGTCGTCGTTGGTATTCCCGCCACAAGGCGCTCAGGGATTGATTTGACTCGCGCGTGTTCGTCGGGAGTGAGTAGTCGTTCTTTAGTGTCGACGTCGGGTCGGATGATAAACGGCTCGGTGGATCGTCGTTTGTTATAGTGCCGTCCGATAACTCCGCAGTGTGTTTCGTCGCCAGTGAGGAGTTGTCGTTTGGCAAATCCTTTACCAGCAGCAGCATCACGGACTGATTTATCTTTAAGATACTGATTTTCACTCCACATACTCTCATCGATCTCAGCACTAAGTAGATCCCGTAGGTGTATTTGTCGTTCTCCTTCAACGTTCGCATTTTGTACAGGTAGTGCAAAGTGTTCGGAGTGTAACGATGCGGCCAGTGTCTCATCGACAGCGACCAGCCAGTAGCGAGGACGTCTTTCGAATGTCCCTGTATGCGAAGCGTCCAAGATCTGCTCATAAGTTTTGTACCCGAGGCGTGTTAGCTCTGCTTTTAGCAGCGTGTAGATTGGTGATCCCATCGCTTCCGTTACGTTTTCGGAGATGATGACGGCTGGGTTCGAAGACTGGATAGCACGAACAACACCAAACAGAGTAGTCCCAGAGTGCTGCTCGGGTGTCTGTTTGTGTTTGACTGCTCCTGCTTTACTGAATCCGGCACAGGGCATACTGAAACTGAGGATGTCACAGTCTGTGTAGTGTCTTGACTCAATCTCTTCGACTGTTCCGCTGAGAATAGTCGTTGCATCAGTGATGGCGAAACAGTTTGTTCGCGCTGACTCAATATATCGTCCTTCCATTTCGGCAATGTATACGACATGGCTTTCTACTCCTGTGTCATGAATGGCTTGGTGTATGGCTTCGGTACTGATACCGCCGCCTGTGAACAGTGAAGCCTCTTTAAGACACCCCTGTTCGGTGTGGGACAAGAACTTTTTTGCTCGCGATTCTTTTGCTACCTCTTCGTGGTGCTTTTCGAAAAGTATTTTCCCCTGCGCTAGTGTCACCTTGATGCGAGTGCCAGGAGGGAAAATCTCAGTGATGTTTGCTGACTGCAGATCGATGATCGGCATACGTGCGTCTGATCCTTTCCGTTTGCGGCTCAATACCTTTCGGTCGCCGCCGTAAGGCACTGTGCACTGCGGGTCTGAGTAGCCGGCGTGATCTAGTTGTATGGTTTGTTTGGGTATCGACCAGCTGACGTCGAAGTATGTGTTGGGTAAGAACCCCACGGCCTCTAGTGCTTTACCCTCAAGCCACACGCGAGTGCCGCGTGGTGTTTGTTTAGCTTCGGTGTATTTTATTTCTTCCATTGCGGGTATCTCTTAATTAGTGATCATCGGCCTCCACTTGTCTTGGCTGTGGAGAAATGTTTTCTGCACGACACAGTCGAAGCATTCTCCACAGCCACATTTTGTAGCGTCGAAGATGCTTCGGTGTAATTGTGACTCTGTTAAGTACAGAGGGCCGTTGTAGAACAGTTTGAAACGGATCGGCTTGTCAGTGTCATCCGTCACTGGCACTGTTCATCCTCGTGTGCCACATGTGTTGCATTGCGGTCACCTCAAATGCGGAGTCGTGTAACGCGTTGTGGGGGATAAAACCTTTTGGTTTCTCGGGCCACTTGATACCGCCGAAGAAATCCATCCATGTACGAGCGTCACGTGGCGACTGATAGTGCCATGGTGCTTTCATGCTGTATCTCTCGAAGAGGTTCTGCATGATGGCGATGTCGAAGTGTGTCCCGTGACAGTACCAGAGTGCCTTGTTCAGGTTAATGTCTGGGAAGTCTGTCTTACAGGCGTCTAGGAAATCCTGTGGGTCGTTGGTGCCACCGTTTAATACTTCTTGGGCACGGCCACTCTGCTCCGACCACCATTTCAGGGTGTCGTCACTGACGGTCGCACCGCGTTCTATTTGTTTGTCGACGTCGAATAGCATCTCGAAGCCTCGGTCGACTAATTCTTCGAACGTGTTTTGCTCGGTGATCTTGAAGGGTGTGATACCAACCGATAATACGACTGCGTTGTTCGCCGTGTCGAGTGTCTCAAGGTCAAAAAATAATCGTTCAGGTTCGGTGACTTCAACTTTCCAGTTACTCATAAGCACTATCTCTAAAATCGCAAAGCTGTTGGATCTGCGCTTCGCAGAATCGGCAGTTGCTTTTGCTGGGGGTTGGTGGGAATTCGTTACTGTTGGTGATATCGAAACCGTACTTGGCGACGATAGGTAGCAGCTCCATGATCTGCTTTCGGTTGTAGCGTTGTACCAATGGCAGGTGATTCCCGTCAGTCGGATAGATCACTGTCTCTACGAAGCCCAGCTTTGGGTATCGCATAGCAGTCACAACTGCATAGATCATTGCTTGTGTAGCATACTTGAACTTGCTGTAGTCACTGAACTTGCCGGTCTTCCAGTCGATGACTCTTGCTGAGTCCTCGCCGATGACACCGACGTCGAGGATGACACGTAGCCAGCAGTCTTTGTCGAAGAAGCCGCATGACGACCAGTCGGATCTGAAGCCCCACTGTTGTTCGGTGATGACCTCGTCTTCGCTTTCTTTTATCTCGTCGATGTAACGCTGCACGCGCTCGGCGTTGATGCCAGGATCAGTGATCTCATCGATCTCACCATTGAGGTAGTCTTCACACTGCTTATGCACGAGCGTACCTCGGTTAGTAGCCTCGTTGTCTGGCGAGCGTACCTTGTCGACAACTTCGAACTGCAATTTCATAGGGCAGGTTTTAAATGACTCGTGTCTGGAGGCTGACCACGCAGTGATCGGATGGTGCTGTGTCTTGGCGATGATGACGCTGTTTGGATTGTTGAAATCGAATACTTGTTTGTCTGTCATTTAGCGTCCTCTTTCGGTGGGAAGGTATTAAGCGTTGAGCTTAAGGTCTTTATGTCTTGCGGCGATATGTATTGTTCAGTAGCTTCTTTCTGGGTCCAATCTTCGAACTTCCAGTTAACTAGCCAGCCGCGTTTTTTAACGCCGCTGACTTGTATCCGTTTGCCCTTGCCAATGATAGCGCCGTGTTTCACAAGCAGGCTGTTGAGTTTTGCTGCGGTGAGTATCTTTGGGAATATCACTGCGTAGATCGTTACTAACTCACTCAGGAAGATGCCTTGGGGTCCGTCGTCAGCACGTAGGATAAGGCGTCGCACTGCTATCTTTGCAGGTATCAGATACTCATCCATAAATCCGCCTGTACCTTCGAGGGTCATGACGTTGTCGATAAAGTAATCGAGTATGCCACTGCGTAAGCATCGGCAGAACTCATCAATGCTGCTCTCAGCGGTGAGTTGTAGCAGCCGCTTGGCATCGTTGTTGAGGCATGTCTTGACGAGGTTGTCGTCGGTGGCCACGGTGTTCATGTATTTGTAAAACAGTGCTATCTCACCTTCGATCTTAGGGTAATAGTCTGTCCTAAACGTAGGGTATAGCTGATCGAGCGGTACTTCCTGTCGGGGCGACACGTTTAAACGTCGCTCTTCGGTGGTTGGTATGTGTATCGAGTCATAAGCATTACTGAATATCAGTACGCTGCAGTAGGTTCTAGCAGTGTAGTGATCGGTACGCATAGCCCTGATCGTGGCGTTCTTCTCAGTGATCCACTCTCGTATCTTTGAGGCCCACGCGTCTTGGTTAGTCATGTTGCCCATCTTGAACTCGTCGAGCACCAGTATGATGTTCTCCGCTAAGAACTTGTCGAACATGTCTTCTGATTTTTTCAGGACGGTGACATCTAGGATTGGTTTGATGATGTCATCAAAAAGTAACGCTTTACCTGTGCCTTGGTTACCGGTGATAACCCACGCTGTTTGTGCTTTGTCTCTGTGTTGTATGACCCATGCTAACCAATGTATGAAGTGGCAGTATTCCTTTTCACTGTTACCTAACACGTGGTAGATGACCTTGTGTATTGTTGGGCAGTAATCTGCGAGGTTCATCGCCTCAGAGTGTCTGATGAACGGCACGTCGCTGAGTTTTTCATTATCAATAATGTACTTTGATGGGCGGTACTTGTTAACCCATCCGATGTCGTCTGTTTCGGTCGAATCGTTCCACCCTTCGGGTATCGTTGGGTTGTACTCGTAGTGCATAGGTGGGATGACGTCAGGTAATTCGTCGCCGAAATTTTCCATCCAGTCAGCGAGGTCACCTTTCTTCGCCTCCTCACACTTGACGATGGTATTCGTCGTCGTGTTACGTAGTCCGTTATAGTGCCCACCAGTGTTGAAGTCACGGAATACGAACGGCTTGCGATTGCCGAGTGCTATCTGCACATCGTCGGTGTCGTTGCTGCCTTCAGTTGCGAGGCTTTGTAAAAACTGTGCGTGAAAGTCGGGGTCTGCTTTCTTCATGCTGAACGAAGGTTCGTCCTTGAAGTTGTGGACCATGTCTGGGTTGTCGAGGAATGCGTAATACGCACCGCTGTCGCCGTTGTTAATGTTGAAGTAGGCGAAGCCTTTTTCATAGTCGACTCGCAGCGGTGAGATCCGCATGGGGTCTGGGTTATCGATGATTTTATATTCGATGCCATCGCGCATGGCACTGCGTAGCTTTGCGGTTGACGCAGGGTAACCTGCATCAGCGCGTAATTTTCTTACGACGTTGTTGATGTCGTTGATGAGTTTGCCGTGGGTTATGAAGCTCAACATCTTCTTGGAGGGGAGTGTTTGCTTGTCTTTTGACACGAGGATAATGCGTTGCTTAATAAACTCATCGCGCTTGTCGGCGAACATAGGCGCAGCGATGTAGATGAGCCGCGTGTTCTCAGCCATCTTAATGTCGACTGGATAGTGCAGTGTCTTACCGTTGTTGCTGAGTGTCAGTTGAGACTGAATGTCATCGACTAGGTTAAGGTCGATAAGAATATCTTTCTGTGCGCCAGGATCGATGGCCTTGTCTAGCATGAAGAAAATATGCAGTGCTAATTCTTCAGGGTCTTTCATGCCAAGCGACGCTGACGCTTGCACGATATATGACACGTTGTGGTATAGCTCTGGCAGCATGGCGATGAGTGCTTCGGCGTAGTCAATGAGACGCGCCTTGCTGATAGGTGTTTTTACCTTGATACCTGCGGCCTGTATACCGTCGAAATCGAGCACGAGTATTTTGTTAGGTTCGATCGTTTTTGTTTTGCCGGCGCGTGATTCGTTGATCAGCGGTTCTGTTAACTCACCCTTGAGGAAACATCGGTTGAGCTTGGCGTTGTCGACGATGGCGTCGTACATCTCGGTAATATTTTTTACTGTGATAATGTTGGAGCTTAGATTTTTAACGAGGGGGTAGGGTTTGATTGAGCCGTCTGCCGCGAACTGTTTTGTTAGTGGGACTGTTGCGTGCTCAAGAAATGTTAGTGTGGTCACAGGCGTCCTTCAGTCAGCTTTTTTAGTGGTGGGTCTACAAGTATAGCCTACGGTTTCTCATACTGCTTGGCTATTGCTGATTCTGCGTCGAGTGGTAGCTCGGGGAGCCAGATCGGTGACTGCCTCATGAATTCCTCCTGAATGTTTGCGACGTGCTGCCCTTCACTCTTTGGTACGCACGACACTGATTCATCGTGTACGCTGTGCGCGACACGGCCTAACTTGTTTTCTATCAGGTACTTATCGATCTCTACCATCTGGGTAAACACAGCGACTCGGGACAGTGCCTGGATGACGTTCTCTACCAGCTTGCCGCCGTAGATCCCAACCCAGTGCTTGCCGCCCCAGTATTGCCACTGGTGTTTTTCACCGTATTGGGTTTCTACCGCGACTTGTCTCAGCTTCGGGAATCGGAGGGCCATGCCACTTGGCAGTGTTATTTTCTTGTGACCGATCTCTAAGCACATGTGGGTAAGTGGCTCGTCTATCGACTTGGGATTTGCCATCCATTCTATCCAACTCTCAGCTGTCTCCCAAAGGTCGACGATCTTCTGGTTGGCCGGACGGAATACTTCGTATACGATTCGATTGGCTTCACTGTGGCTTATGTCTACGACCTGCCCTGCAGCCCCTGTGCGTAGGGTGTCTCCGAACTTCGGCCCTCCAGCGTTGTAACCTAGCGAGAGCCTTGCGACCTTGCCGACAAAGCGTTCGTCTGGATTGTCTTTCTTGTTGATTACGCGACCATATATTTCTTCGGCCATGACACAGTAAGTGTCGATGCCTTGGCGGAACATCTCAGTTACATCGTCCTGCCTAGCGATAACGCATAGCATACGTGCTTCAATGTTGCTGGAGTCTGTGACGACGATAATGAAGTGCGCTGGTGCTTCAATAGCGTACCGTAATGGTGAGGTGCGTCCGAGGTTCTGCAGATTGATACCGCCCGTGCCGCTAGCACGGTGCGTGTTGTCTGCCCCGCTATAGATGAGTGGTACGGGTAGCAGATTACTTTTGAGTGTTGACTCCAACAGTGTTTTCGATCGCGTGATTTCGATACTCGATTTAACAGCGAGTCGTGCTACCCACAGGTCTTTGTACTCTGGGTATGCAGCTTGTAGCTTCTGGAATGCGAGGTCAGACTTCGCAAATGCTGGCGTCGGTTTGCCAGTTCTCGCTGAAATTTTTGTGGGTACTCTTATACCTAACGATTCTACGAAGGTGGGAAATAACTTTGGCGAGCCAAGGAAGTGTGACGTTGTCTTCGGGATGTTCTCATCGCCGATAAGTATCCGTGCGCGTTCTATGATCGCTTCGCGTTCTAGTTCGAGTGCAGCTAAGTGGTTCCTTACTATTGTCTTGTTGAGTTTTAATACTGGGTCACAGTACATGCGACAGAACATGTGTTGGATGTACAGCTCTTCTTCTGAGTATTGCCCCTTCAGTAAATTGTAGACGGCGCGTGTTACATCGACATCGTTGATGCAGTAGCCTTTGAGTATTTCTTCTAACGCTTCTGTTAAGTCGCGATGGCCTTTTGATAGCGCCAGCTCGTCTCCTTTTCGGATCGATCCGTCAGGGAAACAGTTGATCGCTGTTTGTTTCAGTGAGCTTGAGTAGCCAGGGAAGCAGCCGCGTGACATTGATTGTGTGTCAACGAACACTGCGGGTGTGAGTCCGAAGTGGTACTTGATGACCAAGCCTTCAAAGGGCGTGTTGTGTGCGATGAGTGTTGAGGCGTTGCCTTGAGAGAAGCAGTCGTGCAGTCGGCTTCCGATGTCGTCCATGTGCGTGAAGTATTGTGTTTCACCATCTTCGACCTTGATGCCCATGCCGTGGATCTTGAACTGCTTGTCACGGACGTATGGGACCACCTGCATTTTCCCCAGTGAGTATTTATCACTGTAGAAAGTTTCGAAGTCTATCGTAATGTCGGTCATGTGTTAATCTCTTAGTGCTCGCAGTCGTTTACGTTGCTCGTCATTAGCTAGGCGCAGATAGTTTTTAAAACGTATCTGCATCGGTGGTTGGATATAAGATCCAATTAGCGATACCAGCCTTTCGTATTCTAGGTCTGGAAATGACATAGGTTCTATGAATTCTATCTTTCGGTTATTGAACGCCACCTGCTCTATTATTTTCGTCGGCATCAGCATGAAGCCGCCGATGGTAGCACTGTTCCATGGCGAGTACCGTAGCATCTGGGTGATTAGCATTTGAATCGGTTCGTTAATGAAGCTGACTTTTTTGTTATGGTCCGCGCCATAGCCCCCGTCAAGTAGTGTGTAGAAGTAGTGCTTGAACGGTATGAGTTTGTGCATCTGCATTTGCAGCTGAGTGTATTTATTGAAACTGCCTCTGGCATACGTCAGGTCCACTGGCAGTTGAAACGTGCCGTCGTACTCTGGTACTTGGTTGTTGACGATTTTGAGGTTGAAGAATGCTGAGATTGTTAGTAGCGGGATTTTGTTTTCTTTATGGAGATACGCTACTGCTTGTAGGTACTCTTTCGTTATCGATCGTCTCCGTCGCACAACACACCTCTATGAAATCGTTCATTTTGTTTCTAAGTTCTTCCAAGCTCTCGATGACGTCGTTGTCTTCAGGATTGTTGTCTTTGTATAGTCCGTTGAGCACGTAACCTATCGCGAGCCAGGTGAACGTGGCGTCGGCCTTGGTTAGTATTGGTGAGATGTTCATACCTTTACCTCCTTGCATCTCTGATGCTTGTTGTCTATACCACATCAGGCATAGTGTCTTCACTCAATAGTCAGCTCCTGGGGGTTTCGAGAATAGCGCGGTAGCGGCTTTCAAGTTCCTCGTTCCATCCTTCGTTGGATTCTTCATGCGATTCACAACCGACAATGCTACCTCGGCGGTGAGGAAAGGGGATAGGGTTGCAGTAGCAGGTGTTTTGTTTGAGCTGTTCTCGGCGTCGCTCTGCTTCGACGCTGCGTACATCATCCGAACCGCAGCAAGGACAGTTTCGGTATCGAGCGAGCTTATACAATTCGGGTCGCCGTCGCAGAGTGTAGCGACCACTACAGCAGTGATTTCTTTGACATGCTCTACATCGCATTCGATGTCTTTTTGCATTGGTGCCTCCGTAGGGTTTAGTCAAAAGTCGAATGCCCCTAACATTAACATGAAGCTGAAAAATAGCACGGCGTCTATCCGACCGCTGTTGGCGCGGACAAAGTCTGCTACTGGTTTGCTGATGTCTTCTAGGTGCCGACCCTAATTATTAGTGACTCGTTTTTCGATCACAGGTGAGTCACGCCTGCTTCAAAGGGTAAAGGCGACCCCGATCTATGCCGCTAACGGCAGTTCGAATTCTGATGCTTCGTCCATCAGAGTGTGTAGCTTGATGGTCCTGTCGGACAGCATGCCTAAACTGCCAGAACCTTTGAGTGCTTCGGTTGTTGCATTGAACAGTGTCCAGTTGCTGTGCTTACTGTCAACTTTGTGTTCGTCGTGCGTTGGCTCCCAATACTCGTTGATGACTTGCCCGACTTTAGATGAGGGTATGATATTGCGCTTGACCATCTCGATGATCACGTGCGAGGCGTCGTTGTCTTTCATCTCGACCTCTTGGTATTTCTCATAGCGCTGGTTTTGCTTCGCGGCCATGTCGCGTATTCCTGCAGTGGCCTGGAACAGTTGGTATGGCAGATCGCGCATGACGTTTGTCGTGTGCTTACGACCTACTTTAATGTCGCCGCTGAAGCATCCGTTATCGCAAACGAATACCTGACTGCCGATGACGAAGCCGGCAGATGTGGACTTGTCGTAGCTCGATCGGAAGCCAGCCACCAGACGATACGTGTCAGGTGTCAGTCCTTCGTTCAGTAGCTCGGCAACACCGAACATGGTCTTGCCTTCTCTGCCGAGCGCGTATAGTTGCTCGCCGATCTCAAAACCAGCGTTTCGCAAACTGTCTTCTACCATGTTGGCGAAGATGTTGTGTGGCACTGGCGTGTAGCTGCGGGTTGTTGCGGGGATGATACCCTCGTCTTCAAGTTTAGCGCGTGGTACTTCGGTGCCGCCTGCGTGGATCATCCACGTGTCTCTGAAATTTGACATTTATTTCTCCTGGTTATTCGGGTGGTTTAACTTCGTCGTAGGGGTTGCCGTCGAACATCTTGGCGAATGGCACCATTTCTATCTCGCCGTTCTCTGCAGGTTGTACTGCGCAGATAACGATGATCATCTTGTCAGTAGCGATGTCTTTGCATTCCATGATACAGACGTTGTTGTCTCTTACTGCGCTGAGTAGCGTATTAAAATTGTTGGTGTAGCCTTCTGGGATACTCATATCGTGATCTCGTTTGTTTCATGAGTGGGTGTGTCCGTCGGTTTCGATGGCCAAGTACATGCCGCTCCATTTTACAACAATGGCGTCGTCGGCGACCATGGACTCTGATGAGTCGATGAACTCGCCGAGTGTCATGCCGTCTTGGTCGTTAATTTCCCATTTGTTGAATAGGGCCGTGAGTTGTTGTGCTGTCATTACAACGCCTTTTTTTGAGTTGTTTGTGTCGAGGAACGGGAGAGGCCAGCATGTCACAAGCCCACCTCGATCGTGCTCACCCCTCCCGTCCTCTGGAAGTTGCACTTGTCTTTGATAAGATGTGTTCAGTCTACTTCCAAAGGTAATCGCCATCTATTCGGGTGGCTAGCTCAGCGCTTTTACGGCTCGCCATAAGTCTGAGTAGCTGCATGTTAATGGGTACTGTTCTCTATTGTTCACTATTTCGAGTGGTGAGGACCAGTATTCACCTTCCTCGCCATGCCGCACAATAGCGGAATCGTCGGGGCATTCGTACACGTCGTACTTGTTCATGTGATCGATGAAGACGCTGCCCAGTAGATTACAGTTGCTGCAGTCGTGGATATGGTGTGCGTTTGGGTGATTAATTCGCGTCATCGTTCGTATTGCCTCTGTTCGCGTAGCTCTATCTGAACGACGCGGTTGTTGTATGCGCATAATGCGCCTTGCAGTGACAGGTTATTGAACTCGTTGAAATCCATCTTTGGGCGGTAGTGCTCCTCCAAGATTTCCAGGTATATTTTTTGAGCCTCGTGGTACTTGGTGAATATGATATCGATCCCAACTGCGTGGTCGATCTCGACGTACATCATTTTTTCGTGGTTCGAGATGGTGCCGTTGGTGTGGTCGAATATTTGAAACATGGCGTTTCTTTTTTTCATCAGCCCTCCGTGGAGTCTCCCCTGTGCAGTGCAAATGGGAATGGGAACTCTTCGTTGTTGTCAGCGTCGAGAAAGTGTGCGCACATGAAGTCGGCACGTGACTCTGCCGATGGGAAGTCGTTGTCTTCCTCGTCATCGAACAGTGCAATGGTAAGAACTATTTTACTCATCGTCGGGTACACCTCCGTTTCTGAACAGTTCGAGATAGGCTACGTGCTCGGGGAATCCCTTACGCAGCTTCTCTAAATTGTTAGGGTCAGCTTTGAATATGAGTTGAAACAGCTTGGTGCCAAAGTTAGTGGCGCTGTTCTTCCTCGCGAGCTGGAAATCGATTTCCATGGTCATTAGGCGTCTCGCTTAGCAACGTCTTCCAGGATCTTGCACAGGCGCGTGACATTGGCATTGTGCTGTTTCAGTAACGCTTTGATTGCCGGTGCTGTCGCTGTGTACGACTGCAGTTTTTCAATGCTGTTATTCTCGTTGCTGATATAGTGCAGGATATTGCGGGTAGTGAGGGTGTCGACGTTTTGGCCAGCGACAAGTACATGATCTTCGATAAGTGTTTTTGACATGGGTAGTTCCTCAAGTTTGATTTGTTTGATTTCGATATTGCCCAGTAGGGCGTCTGTCTTGATGGTTGATGTTCCGTATTTCACTGCGTCCATAAGGTGGTCGTTGAATATGCTTTTGTCCAAACCCATTTGGAAGGCGCGGTCGACGGCTGCTTTTGTGTCTTTCCGCATCCATCGGCTTGTTCCGCCAATTGGCTCGCGATAGCAGTGATCGTCACCTTCTATTTTGCCGCTGGCCCTGACGGTGTAGTTTCTGCCGAGCGTGTACCATGCGGCATGGCTATCCATACGTGTGAGCACGTCTCCTGGTGCGTACTGCTTATTGCCCTTTAATATTTCCCAGTATCTGGTACTCATAGCTGGGCGTCGTTGTATTGGATGTGGTTCGTCGGCTGTTACCATCCCGTGGCTGTCGACAGTGTAGGTTTTGTGTTTTGTGAAGTATCCGCGTGCGTCATCTGCCACGCGTAGGAGGGTTTCGCCTTCCCTGAAAATAGTGTTGTTGGGCTTACGGGCCATTTGGCTTCACTCCTTCACTCATATAGATTCACTCTCTGTCGTTCAGAATACGGTTAACCATTACTTACTCCTGCTTACTGGATGGGATTGGGCAGAATCAAAATGATCGTGCAGGGTTCGTAACAATTCATACACGTTTTTAGAAACCGTATCGGGATGTTCTGGGTCTGCTGGAGTCCCTTCGCAAATCGACTGCACAGCCATCGCTACAGGTCCAAATCGTTCGTCTGGCATATCCGGTGTATCAGTCATGGCTTTCTCCCTGCGCTGGTGATCATAATCCTCTCCTCAATACCTGTTAAACGTTTCTACCCCAAACCCGCAATTAAGCGGGAGATGGGTCTAGATATGTTTAGCCGTCGCCGTCGCCGTAGCCGGAGCCGGAGCCGAAACCGTAGCCGTAGCCGTAGCCGGAGCCGGAGCCGGAGCCGTCGCCGGAGCCGTAGCCGTTGCCG